CCGCCGGTGGCGCGGATCGCGGCCCACTTCTCCGACAGCGCCGTGGCCAGGCCCTTGCGGTCCAGCTCCACACCCGCGTTGAAGTTCGGGATGCCGCCCAGGGCGACCGCGCGGCCGGTGACGGCCAGCGCCGTCTTGGCCGGGGCCGCGTCCTTGCGCTGCTTGCCGATGGCGCCCAGCTTGGCGCTGGCGGTCACGCCCTCGCCGCCCTCCGGGTTGTCCCCCTCCGGCTCGCCACCCTCGGGGGTGTCACCCTCGGTCGGGACGGGCGCGGGTGCGCTGGCCGGGTTCGGGTCGCCGGACGGCTTGGTGGCGGGGGTGCCCTCCGGGGCGCTCGCCGGGGTGGCCGGGTCCGGAACGGCGCCTGCCGGGTCCGTGGCGGGCTCGTCCGCGAACGCGGAGCGCGCGGCGTCGGCCTTGCTCGCCAGGTCGGCGCGGCGGGAAAGCTCGCCCTGCACGGCGTCCTTGGCCGACTTCAGGGCCTGCAGCTTGTCCAGGTTCTCCTGGGTGTTCTCCGCCGGGACGGCGCGCCCCTGCCGGTTGATCTCCCCGAGCGCCGCCGACAGCTCTTCCGCCGTCGCGTCGCCCAGGCGCTTGATCAGCTCCGCGAAATCCATCGTGGGCTACCTCTCGTCTCGTCATGGTCTTGCCAGGGCGATTGGCCGACGCTAGGCGCTGGCGAAGCGCTCCGGGTTAGACCGCAGAGACGCCGATGAGCCCTTACGGAGAGCAGGCTAGCGCCGCTCCGGGCAAGGGCTCATCGATACGCGGGGGGTATCCCCGTGATTCAGTTCAGGGAGGGGTGGCCACCTCCGGCCGCGCGCTCCGCCAGCAGGTGGTGCAGGCGCTGCAGGATGCCGAAGAACAGGTACCGCAGCGCGTCCTCCCCGGTGATCGGCTGGCCGCCGACGGGGTCCAGGTCCTTGGCGCCGCGCACGGTCGCCTTGCACACGTTCGCGATAGCCTGGGCGTCGCCGCGCACGGCCGCCTCCAAGATCACGGCTTCGCTCTCGTGGTTGACCACGCACTCCGGGGAGCTGCAGCGCGCGGGCTCCACGGGGACTTCCAGCTCCTCTTCGTCGCCCAGCAGGTGCTGCACATAGGTGGCCAGCTCGAAGTGGGCGGCGTAGAGCGCGGTCATACGGTCGCCGTCGGTGTACATCGGGGTGTGCGTCAGCACGGTGCTGGTGTAGGCGAAGGTCACCTCCGGCGCGTGCCGCTGGGTGACGAGCGCCAGCCGGACCACCGACCAGATGAAGCTGCGGAACGCCTCCAGCTTCTCCGGCGGCTCCGGCGCGATGTAGGGGTTAACCGGCAATTCGGGCACGGGTTCGTCCCGCCTCTCGTATCAGCCGCTCCAGGGCGGCGGCGTAGGTGGGCGCCGCGCCGCGCAGGATACCCAGCACGTGCGCCCGGTGAGTCAGGTCCGGCAGCGAGGCGTCCAGTGCCTCCGCCGCCTGCAGCGCCAGCTGGGCCAGTCGCTCAGCTTCGCCGGGTCCCAGCTGCGCCATGATGTACTCCCTTCAGCAGGAAGGCCCGGCCCCGGGGGAAGCGGGGCCGGGCCGGGTCGGTCAGCCGACCTGCGGGTCGCCGTAGGCGGGGCGTCCACCGGCCGTCATCAGGCTTTCCGCCAGGTAGGTCCCCATCGGGTCCCAGCCGCCCTCCGCATACCGCAGCCAGCCGTTTTCCGCCGCGATCTCCGCCGCGTAGTCCGGCTCCTGCGACTCCCACGCGCCGTAGTAGTCCTCGCACACCTCCAGCTCCGTGACCGACTGGTGTCCGGCGAATTCGCCGGTCTCCAGCAGCACGGCGCAGCGGTCGTGGGTGAGGTGAGGCATGGTCTCCAGCATGGCGGTTCTCCCTTGCGGTTGTCCCTTTCGGTAGAACCGACTTTACCCCCCACTGGGGGGCGTGTCAACACCCGGCATCAGCCGTTCATACGTCTTCCGCATGTGCTTCACCACGCGCGGATCGTCCACGAATAGCCGGTGCCGGTTTGCCCAGGCCAGACCGTTGGCGCACGTCTTGCACGCGGCCGCCTTGTCGCCGTTGTGCACCACGTTGTCGTCCAGCACGACGTGGCCACGGCGGCACACCGGGCGGCCCTGGGCGTCGGTCGCCCGCTTCTTGCCGCGCACCGCCAGCACGGGCCGGGTTCGACCGGCCAGCCGCTCCAGCTCCCGAGCGGCGCCGTAGTTGCCCTCCGCCGCTTCGTCGGCGGCCATCTGCGCGGCCAGCTGGCGCATCTCGCGCGTGATCATCGGCGACCCCCGCGCGTCCGCCGCGTGGCCGCCCCGTGCTCGCCCTTGCGGTGCCACTTGTCCGCGTCCGGGCAGTGCAGGGCGTGGTGGCTGTACAGCCGGACCCCGGCCGCGCGCATTCCGGCTGCCTGCCCGGACGTCGGCTGGGCCGCCTTCAGCACCTTGTCCGGCGGCTTCATGCCGCGCAGGTAGGGCGGCTGGTGCACGGTGAGCGCCCAGTTACCCTGTTCGTGGACGGCTTCGGGATCAACATCAAACGGGATGCGCTCGTTGCCGGGGCCGTCCGCCCACACCACCTGGGCCTGGCAATACCGGCAGAGGTTCAGGAACGGGTCCAGCTTCGCCTCAATCATCGCGCCACCCCGCAATCCATCTTGTGGCCCCAGCCGCGACGGCGGCCGCAGCCGGGGCAGTTGCCCAGGCCGTGACGGTAGGCGAACATCCGGGCGCCCTCGCGCAGCTGCACCCAGCGGTAGACGGCCGTGGCGAACCACATCTCCCGGCGGCTGATCTCTCCCGCGCGCGGCATCAGTACGCCACCGCCGTGGGCGTGCGCAGGAAGGTGTCCAGCGTGTCCAGGTGGGAGTCCCGCAGGATGTTCAGCGTGCACAGGGCGGGGAGCACGCCCAGCGCCGCCGTGAGGAACTGCCGGGGGTCGTCGGTACCGACGAACGGCGCGTCGGTCTGGTACCGGATGCCGTTCGGGTCCTCGGTGGTGCGCGCCCGGTCCTCGTCGGACAGGGCCGTCAGGATCACCTGGGGCTCCGTCGTCCGGATCACCGGCGACTGGCCGGACGCGGCCAGCCCGAAGACGCCCGGGGCGTAGGCGAGCACGGCACGCGGCATCCGCTCCAGCAGGTTGAAGGCGGCGGGCCGGTCGTCGGCGAAGTGGACGCGGCCGGGCCAGCGTGGCTCCAGCCGGTCGTGGAAGGCGATGGCGAGGCGCGCCGGGCACTGCGGCCCGGACGCTCCCATCACGATCAGGTCCAGCATGTTCGGGTTCTCCTCTCGGTGGTCGTTCCCGAGAGGCAGACTTTACCCCCCGATGGGGGGTGTGTCAACTACGGTAGGCTGCAGCGGCCGGGCGCGGCGCGTTCTCCCCAGCTCCGCGCCGCGCCCGGTCCTTCGGTGGCGCTCGATGTAGAACGCGGCGTCGCGCAGGCGGCGCGGGCTGTCCCCCGACATACCCAGCATGATGTTGCAGGACGGGCAGAGCAGGTCACGCACGGCGCCGCTGTCGTGGTCGTGGTCCACGAAGATCTTCACCAAGGGCTCCGGGCAGATCCCGCATCGGCCCTCCTGCCTCTTGATCATCTCGTCCAGCTGGGCCCGGTCGATGCCGTACCGGCGCCGGATGTGCCGGTTGCTCATCCGGTCGCGCTGGCGCTCCTGCGGTAGCAGGCGCTCCCGGTTGTCCCGGCGGTACTGCGCACGCGCGGCGTTGCGGCACGGTCGGCAGACGGACGCCCGCCCGTTCTTGCCCTTGGCGCGCGGCGGAAAGTCCTCCCAGGGCAGCAGCTGGCCGCAGGCGCCCATGCACCTGCGGCCAGTCTCGCTCCACGTCTCCAGGTAAGCTGTCATACACTTACCTTACACACACTTCTCAGCTGGCCGCCTTCTTCTTCTCCCAGTCGGCGACGGCGGCGCAGGCTTCCGCGCGCGATCCCGCGTTGATGTGCTGCTTTCCGGGCCAAGAAACGTCGCCCGTGCTGCACATCTTCTTGGCTGCGTTGACAGCAGTCGCGATGGCGCGGGACTGGTCCATTCCCTTCTCCTGCAGGTGCTTCGCGATCCGCTTGATGTACTTCGGCAGTCCGCCCGCCTTTTCCACCCAGTTCTTCTTTTTGAATTCGGCCAGATCTTCGTCCGAAACGGAGAACTCGAATTCCCATTCCAGCAATTCCCGGGCGTCGTCCAGGAAGGTACTCCGCAGGTCGTTCGCGAAGTCGGCGCGCAGCTCCGCCAGGGCCAGCTCCCGCTGCCCGCGCGCGTCCAGCTCCGCCAGCACGGCAGCCGCCACCTCCTCCACGGTGATCTCTGGGGTCGTCTTGGACTCGTCCCGGCCGACGACTCCGGCCGCCACGAGCGCCACCGGCACGCCGGACGCAACCCGGGCGCGCGGGATCGGGAAGCCACCGGAGTTGACCGCCAGCGCGGCCACCAGCTCCAGCCCGCCGTCCATCGGCCGCCAGTCGCCCGACAGCGGCGAGGCGCGCAGTGCCTCCACCTGCTCCGGGGTGGCCGTCCGCCGGACCACGCCGTGCACCCAGATACCGAACGCGTCCTCCCCGGCGGTCACGTCGGCCACCACGGTGTTGACGTTGTCGTAGAACGCGGCCGCCTCGCTGGCCGACAGCTTCAGCCCGGCGTGGCCGCCCTCGCCCATCGTGATGTGCCCGGCCGCGACCACCTTCACCTCTCCGGCGTCGTGCGTCCGGACGGCGCCCACGTTGAAGTAGCCGTAATCGTGGCGGCTACGCGGCGGCGTGACGCACTGCCCGGCGAACCCGGTGTGGCAGGTGCCCCACCCGGCCAGGTGCCCGTACACCTCGACGTAGCCGGGGATGCTGGAATCGTCCAGCGTGAGCGGCGTCAGCTCCGCCAGCACCGGGTCCGCGAACGCGTGCGCGGGCGGCAGCATGGACTTGACGGTGCCGGACGCGGTCACCGGCGCCTTCAGCGTCTCGAACCCGTTCGGGATACCGGCGGCACACAGGAAGCAGTCGTCCCCCAGCTCCGCCGCCAGCCACGCCGGGCTGGCCGCCGCCGTGATCGTCTCCTCGTTCGGGATGGCCTCTTCGCCGTCGATCACCACGTAAGCCTGCGCGAACGCGGGGATCGGGACCAGGGTGGTGGCCGCGATCTTGCCGCTGGTCATACGGATCTGCTGCGGCCCCTGGGTGCCGTCGTCCTCCGCCGCGTCGCCCCAGACGAACTCCGCCTCCACATCGGACAGATCGGCTGAATTGCCTGTGAGGTAACGCTTTTTGGCCAGCTTGGCGCCGTTGGACTCCGGGTCCACGAAGCCCTTGCCGCCCCAGACGAACGTCCCTTCGGGGAACGGCTGCCCGGTTTCCTTGTCGATCAGGATTTCCCCGGTGCGCGGGTCGATCGTCTCGGGGCCGTGGGTGCGCGTCAGGACGTCCAGGCGGCCGATCACTTCGGCGCCCGCGTGGCCGTCGCCACCCTCGGGGTTGGCGGTCTGGGCGAGGATGGGCAGCGGCAGCGCGCGGTGGGTGAGCGCGCCGGGCTCGATGAACCGCCGGTCGCTGGTCTCCATTCCTTCCAGGATGATCACGGGGAATGTCACCGGGATGCCGTTGGACTCATCCAGCTTCGGCACCGGCGCCGTCTCCGCCGGGCTGGTCTCCGCCGGGGCCGTCGCCGTGGCGAACGCCTTCACGTCCTGCTGCGGGCCGCCCGGTGCCGGGCCACCGTAGCCGGGCGTCAGCTCGAAATCGTGGTTCTCGCCGCCCAGGGCGAGGCGCACACGGTTGAACGTGACCGGGCCGGTGTAGCTCAGCGCGTCCGGCTTGATCCCGTACCCGGCCGTCACGTGCGGCAGGAACCCGGGGTGCTGCTCCGGCATGTCCGCGCCCAGGTGTTCCTTCGCGCCCATCAGTGCGAAGTCCCGGATCTCGTCCAGCGCCGGGTGCGGCTGCAGCTGGTAGACCGCGCACGACTCCATGTCACCGTCCGGGCCGCCGTCCGGGTTCCACAGCGCGTGACCCATGATCCGGGCCTGCACCGGCGGGGTGGCCTGCGCGAACTGCTGCACGTGCTGCTTCAGCGCCGACCGCGTGGCGTCGGAGAGGTTCGAGACGTCGTCCCCGAGGTAGGCCAGCGTGACGTGCAGCTGGTCCTCCGGGTCACCGCCCGGCACGGCGAGCGCCGCCGGGTCCTCCGGAATGAGGGCGATCATGCCGCCCGTGTGCTGGTCGGCCATTAGCTCGCTCCCTGGTCAATGAATCGCTTGCGCAGCAACGTGATCCGCTCCCGCTGGTCCCTGGTCTGCTGGGCGTCGGTGCCCGAACGGCCCGCCCGGTCGTCCTCTTCGGCCAGGCGCCGGACTTCCGCCATGCTCGGGGCGTCCTCCGCCAGGCGGTCGGTCAAGGTCTCGCTGTACTGGGGGATGGCCCACACCGGCAGGGCGTCGCACGCGCAGCCCCGGTGGTCGCCGGGCCGGTACGTGGCGCCCACCCAGGCGTAGCGCGGCTCCGGCACCAGGCGCGGGTCCGCCCAGCTGCCGAAGCGCTCGCCGTCCAGCTCCTGGTGGGGGTGGAAGTGGTTGCGCGGAGTGACGCCGTACACCCACTCAAACCCCAGCTGTTCCGCGCCTTCCGCCGCCAGCACGTCGGTGACTTCCTGCCCCAGCGCCAGGCCGCCAACGGGCGCGCCACCGGCGGCCGGGGTGCCGTCGTCGGCCACTCCGCCGGACTCCGCGCCCGGTCCGCCCAGCAGCGCGAGGGCGCCGCGCACGAGCCCGACCGGCACCAGGTTGCCCGCCGTGTACTCGCCGGGCTCCGCGTCCGGCTCCGGGTTGTACAGGCGCTTCTCCGCCAGCCGGGTGAGCGCTGACAGCAGGAACTGCCAGGCCGCGCCGCGCCGCTCCGTGAGGCCGTCCTGCAGCCGCTTGGCGACGCGCTGGCCGCGCCGGGTGTCCGGCTTCAGCCGCAGCATCCGCAGCACCACGGAGACCACGCCCGCGATGGCCGAATCGGTCCACTGGGTGAAGCGCTCTTCCAGGCCGCCGAAGGCGTCGGCCAGCAGCTCGTGTTCCTGTACGCCCAGCGCCAGCACCGCGTCCCGGCCCAGGGTCTGGCCGACGGCGAGCGCGTGCACGCCCTGCAGGCTGGCGGCCACCTTCCGGTCCTTCTGGGCCTTGGACTTGATCCGGGCGCCCGCCTTCTCCAGCGCGCGCTCCATGGCCGCGTCGGCGGCGTGCTGGATCTGCTCCCGTAGCGCGCGGTCCAGGTCCAGCAGAGCCCGGCCGCCGCGCTCGTCCACCGTCCACTCCGGGCCCCGGTCGGCGGCGGCCACGAGCGCCTGGACGAGCCGGACGGCATTCTGGTTGACCGGCGGCGGCGGGGCGCCGTTGTCCGGCGGAGCCTGACCGGGCGCGGTGATCTGGTCCTGCCCTTCCTGCGGCTGGTCGCCACGCTGGGACGGCACGGAGACCGGGTCCGGCTTCTCCTCCGGCAGGTACTTGTCCCCGCCGAACAGGGCCGCGATCAACAGCCCGGCGGTGTTGGTGTCCACGCCGATCTTGAACGCGGCCATCCGCAGCACCTCTTCGTCGCTGGGTGCGTCGGATTCGTTGAAGCCCAGCGCGCGCCGCAGCGTGTCGTAGCCGATGGCGCCACGGTCGTACGCGTCCTTGGCGTCCTGGCCACGGTTCGGGTTCTCCGTGATGTTGCCCGCGTCGTACCAGACCTGAACGGTTTTCACGTCGGCTTCGCTGAATCCGCGCGCCAGCAGGGCGGGGCGCAGGAATCCCTCCGTGAGGGAATCAGCGATGATCCGGACGGCCGGGTCAATGTGGTAGCGGTAGGTGGACGCGTCGATTTGCCAGGCGCTCCAGTGATTCGACTGGCCCAGCCCGGACACGATTTCCGGTGGAATGTCGAGCCCGCGCGCGAGGCGTTCCAGGCCCTTGTCAATCCGGCCGATGATCTCGGAGGATGTCTCGCGGTCCAGCCGGATGTGCCGGACTTCCTTCAGCTCGTCCTTCGGGCCCCGGATGACGGCGGGCGCCACCTGGCCGGGCTCGCCCTCATTCGAGATCGGGGCGGTAAGCACGGCCGCCAGATCGGCCATGAACCGGTCGTCGCTCACCAGCTGCGGGTTGTCGCGCAGCTGCGTCAACAGCGTGAGGGTGTCGGGGACCAGCAGGATGCCGTTCGTGGCGACGCGGGAGCGACTGACCACGCGCAGCTCCTGGCTGGCCAGCACGATCTCTTCGCACACGTTCAGCAGGCTGCGCATCGGCGAGTCCGCCAGCAGCTTGTACCTGGGGTGGGGAATCCACAGCCGCAGCATCTCTTCGCGGGAGGGGTCGATCACGCGGTAGGCGGCTTCGCCGTAGGGGCGGATCGTGATCCGGCCGTCGGCGCCGGGGCGCACCTCCGAAACGGAGTGCACCTCCCACTTCTCCTCGCCGTCCTCCTCGTACCCGTGCAGCCACGCTTCGCCGGTGACGCCGAAGTTCTCGTCCAGCACGCCCAGGAAGCTGAACCCGGCCGACAGTGGCAGGCGGTCCAGCTCTTCCTGCGCGGCCTTGGCCAGCGCCTGCTTGACCGTCACGCCCTTGTCGGCGGTGAGCGGCAGCGGCTCGTCCTCGTCCGGGACGACCTGCGCGGCCAGGAATTTCACGCGGGCCACGGCGCGGGACCGGAACTGCAGGCCGAAGCGCAGCTCCCCGATCATGTCCCGGTAGCCCCACGCGTCGTCCTGCCAGTCCTGGCGGGCGGCGGACAGGGTCCGGATGGTGTGGCTGGCGGCGGTGTCCATCCGCATCCCGGATGCCACCATGGTGCGGCGCTTCCGGTCGCCCTTCGTCGCCGTCCTACCGAACAGCCCCACGGGTCACCACCTCTCAACTCTCCCGGCTTGCGATCAGGCCCACCACGGCGCTGATTGCCAGCGGGACGGCCACCCACTGGAACACGGGCGCGGCCGGGCTGGACGCCACCAGGACGACTCCCAGGGAGATCCAGAACCCGGAGCACCACGGGCAGTCGACCAGCTCAGACCAGGACCTTGTGCCCCAGCGGGTGAGGACATACTGCCGGAACGCGGGGAGCGGGGGCAGGGAATCGCGGGTCCATAGGCGGGTGAGCCGGTAGGCCGCCAGCAGGTAGACCAGGGCCCACACGGACGGCACCCAGGCCAGGCTCACGCCTCCACCCACCGGACGACGCGCTGGGCGAAGTCGGGGTTGAACCGGCGTAGCGGCGCGCTGCAGGCGCAGTTCTGGGAAGGGGTGATCACCACGGCGCCCTTGTCGGTGGCCAGGTTGAACCCGTTCCGCGCCATCACCCCGGTGATCGGCCGGTGCTGCGGCGGCAGGGGCGCCCACCAGTCCGGCGTCCAGCCGTCGGCGGGGGTGGTGCGGTAGACGTACAGGCCGTCCGGGGTGGCGTAGATCTTGCAGTCGCGCCAGATCTCGCCGGTGTCCGGCAGGCGAATGGCGGCGCGCATCCAGACGGCCATCTGCGCCTGGGGGTGCGGGATGGTCTCGACGGCCAGCGCGGTGAGCGTGTCGGCCTGTTCGCTGCCCATCTCGATCGTGGCGGGCGCGTCCGGGCGGGGTGCTGCGGCGCGGCGGCGGGGTGAGGTTGCCATGGCCGGAGTCTACGGCAGAGTCCCCGCACCGTGGGGTGTTCCACGGGGCGGGGACTCTCGGGTGCTGATCAGCTCTTCGGCGGCTTGGCGGCCTGGTTGGCTTCCAGGATGAGGTAGCCGAACGCCACCAGGGTGACGCCCAGGCCGATCACGAGCGCCTGCCAGCTCAGCAGCACGATCGACACCACCACGGTGCCGACGAACGCCACGATCAGCAGGAAGACGGCGCGTGCGACGGCGACGGGCAGCGGCTCCGCCGGAACCCGGGCCTTCACGCTGCCCCCAGGGTGGGGAACTCCGTCGAGCGCCGGGCGCCGTTCGGGTAGTGCACGGCGGCCAGGAACTGCCCGGGGTGGCCGTGCTCGTCCTCGATCTTCCGGAAGACGTGCACGGCGCCCTTGACGGCGGCGTAGACGTAGTCCGTGCCGGAGCTGTCCGGGTAGTCGTGCGGCCACTCGTCACCCTCGGAGGCGATCGTGGCCATGGGCTCGTCTGTGGGCGCCTCCGCCGCGTCGCGCAGCGCGTCCTCCACGATCCTGACGAACGTGTCGTCGGTGTAGGTCTGGCCCATGATGGCCGGGCCGAACAGGTCCAGGTCGTCCATCATGGCCGGGCTGCCGTCGTCCAGCAGGCTGCCCAGGTACTTGGCGTCCGGACCGGTGCCCAGGTAGAAGTCCGCTGTGGACACTTCGCCTCCTAAGTCGTTACTCACGGTTACACTACTTCAGCTGGAAAGACTCCGGGCGGTAGCCCAGGCGCGGCTGCTGCAGCCGCTGCACCACCCGACCCGCGCGCTTGCTGTTCCAGGCGCTCACGTACAGCGCCAGCTCCTCCAGCGTGGTCAGGCGGTCCCGGTCCTTGCGCTTCAGCAGCGCGTCCCGGAGGGCGAACACGGGGTCGCCCACCGCCAACTCCGCGCCGGAGGCCAGCTTGCGGAAGAACTCGTGGCATAGCGCGGTGTCGATCTCCTCCGCGAAAAAGTGCACGGCGCCCGCGACCGGCACGCGGCCCCGGACGCGCGAGTACTGCGCCTTGGCGGCGGCCACCGCGCGGGCCATCTGGTCCTTGTGCTCGCTGCAGAACGCCACGATCTCCGGGTTCGACGGCACCAGGATGTTGGTGGTCAGGTCCTCCGCGTCCCAGCGGATGGCCAGGCGCGCGATGGACGCCCAGTCCCGGGCCGACTTCTCCGTCAGCTTGGAAATCTGCACCTGGTCGCCGGGCTGGCGGCCGGAGCCCTGGTCCACGTAGAGCTGGGCTTCGGGGTGGAATCCGCGCATCACCAGCAGTGTCTGACTGGTGCCGGAGCGCCGGATGGCGATCAGCCGGTGCTGGCCGTCGATCAGGCGGCCGGTGTCGTCGAACCGCACCGGGTCGCCGACGAAACGGAACTCGTCCAGCTCCATGGCGCGTGTGATCTTGGACAGGTTGCCCTTTTTCGTGTTGCGGTTGTTGTCGTTGAGCTTCAACCACTCGGCCGCCAGGTCCGGGCCGACCTCCACGAACTCCAGCGTAATCGTCTGCCCGTCGATCACCCGGGTGAGCTTGTCTCCCATCGGGCTCCCTTCCTTCGTCGTTCGGCCCGGCGGGAAGTCCCCGCCGGGCCGTCCTTCGTCCGCGTCAGTCCGCGAAGTACCAGCGCGGGAAGTAGTACACGACCCCCGGCCCGGTGCCCGTGTCGCGCACCGCGTCGAACAGGTTCACTACCACGTCCAGGGCGTCGTCCACGCGCCCTTCCGCGTCGAACCCGGAGTCGAGCGGCCCCACGTCCTCGCTGCGGTCCACGGCGTGGAAGGCGGCCTGCTTGGACACCTCGACGGCGAACATGGCCAGCTGGCGCGACTCGTCCAGCCGGACGGCCGGAGCACCGGCGAACTCGAACACGTCGCCGTGGTGGCCGCCCATGTTCTCCAGCGCGGCGGTGAGCCAGGCCAGCGGGATGTGGTTCTGCTTCAGCTTCTGCATCGCGGTTCTCCTCGTTCGTCGTTGTTCCGCTGAAGATGAATCTACCCCCCAGTGGGGGGTGTGTCAAGCCCCGAGCTGCCAGACCCGCCCGACCACCACGCCCGCGTGGCAGAACCGGCAGATCAGCATGGGCACGCTCTGCAGTGGCTCCCCGCGCACTGGCACCGGACGCACGGCGAGGCCCGGCAGCCCGCACTCCCCGCACGGCAGGTTGCCGGACGGGCGCCCGCCCGCCGGGGTCCGCTTCGTGTACTGGTTGACCATCGGTGTCCTTTCCGGACGACAGCGGGGGCGGCCCGCGTGGACCGCCCCCGGTTGGTGACTAGTTGTCGAACACGAGCGGCGCCCAGGGCGGCAGCTCCGTGTCCACGATCTTCACGTCGTTGGCCTTCAGGCGGCTCACGAGCGGCACCACGGCAGCCCGGCAGTTCACCGCGCCGGAGAGGCCCGTCCCGCCGCCCACGATCTTGACCTCTGCACGCACCTCCGCCGTGCCGACCTTGAAGCCCTTGGCCCGCATGTTCTTGACGAAGGTGGCCTGCTTGGTAGCGCGGGACTCGTTCAGGAACCGCTTGCCGAACTTCTCCGCCGCCGCGTCGTTCAGCACCCAGTACGGCCCGTACTGGCCCCACTTGTAATGGGTGCTGGCGATCTCGCCCGTCTCCGCGTCCAGCAACACCGGGACGGTGGTCAGGCCGCGCGCCTTGCACAGCTCCACGGCCGCGCCGTCGGCGTCCCCACCCAGGCGGCTGGCCCACTGGGACAGGAAGCCGTCGGTGTCGCAGCGCTCGAATGACTCGTGGGCCCGGTCGTACTCGGCCTTCATGCTGGCCTGCAGCTCTTCGGCGAGGGCATCCCACTCAGCGTCGGTGCGGTCGGTGTTCCAGTTCACGGAGGCGTAGGTGGCCATGTCCGGTTCTCCCTTGCGGTTGTTCCTGTTGACATGAAGAACTCTACCCCTCGCTGGGGGGTAGAGTCAACACCCTTTCTCAATCTTCGTCGTTCACCCAGTTGTAGTGGGGCTCCCAGGCCACGTGTTCCAGCAGCTCAGCGGCGGTGTGCGCCGTCCGCAGGTGCTCCCGAAAAAGGTCCGTCCAGACCTCTTTCTGGTCGTCCCCGTACGCCTCGCGGCGGAGGCGCGGGTGCCACGTCGGCCGGTAGTCGTCCGGCGGCTCCGGCAGCGTCACCGTGAAGTCGCAGCCGCCCGGCAGCTCCGCCAGCGGACAGGGCAGCACCTCCGCGCGCTTGATCTCGTCCGTCATGCTTTCGGCCTTCCGTTCTCGTCCTGGTAGTGGTCGTCCAGCGTCACCGCGCCGTCGGTGTGCACGTAGAGCCCGGCCCGGCCGTACGCGCGCGCGGCCGCCTGCAGGGTCTCCGCGCTGGGCCCGGCGCCTGCCTTGACGAAGGCGTCGGCGGTGAGGCAGTCCCGGCTCACGCCGAACGCGTCCCCCAGGGCCGCCCAGGCGCCCTCTTCGGTCCCTCCCTGCCCGGCAGCCCGCCAGCGCGCTGCCGCGTCCAGGTGGGCGTACTGGGCCCGCCGGAAGGACTCCGCGACGCGGAACAGCCGGACCACGGCCAGGGGCTCGACGCGCCGCGTGGAGACGTACGTCCGAATGTCCTCGCCGTGCCGGGGCGCGTACACCCAGCAGTTGCGACGGCACATGCCGTACAAGTAGCCGGACAGGAACGCCCGTCGGTTCGCGTTGTCCCGCCGGAGCTGGGCGCGGCGGCGGTTCTCCGCCACCTCCGCGTCGGTAGCCATCGTGTGCCCTCCCTGGGCGGTTGGGCCGGGGCGGCTGGCGGGCCGCCCCGGCGGGGTGTCACAGGCCGAAGGTCCGTTCGAACTTCTCCGCGTAGGTCTCCGTCTCCGTGGCGGGCATCGGGACCGCGATGTTCAGGCACTTTTCGCAGTTCACCGGGGCGGCACCCACCCGGTTGTAGGCGGAGCGGCTGCGCTGGCCACACAGGGGCCGGAGGCGGGGAGAGTAGTCCGCCGCGTTCGAGTCGGTGTAGTGGATCACCGGGGCGCCAGCCTTGTATCCGGAGCCGAAGATCTTGTGGAGCTTGGCGGGGGCGGTGGTGGCCATTTCGGTTCTCCCTGTCGGTCGTTCCTGCTGATAAGAGAACTATACCCCCCGGTGGGGGGTGTCCGTCAATGGGGTAGCCAAAAAAAGTTGGGGGAGGCAGCGCGCCCCGTTGGCTGCCTCCCCCGTCCCGGACCGTCCGGGAGCCTACTTGCCCTGCTCAGCGCGCCGGGCCAGCGCCACCAGCATCCGGTCCCCGAACTCCGTCGGGGTGACCAGCTGCGGGTAGTCCATGGGCCGGTCGTCGATCAGCATCATGGGCACGCCGTTGAACACGATCATGTCGCCCTCTTCCAGGTCCACGACCTGGGCGGGCCGGGCCTGCGGGTGGGCGGAGATCACGGTGGCCTGGGGGATCATCGCGGCGTACGGGCCGGGCAGGACCGGGCCCTGGTAGACGCGGCGGCACTCGCCCTTCGGACCGACGTAGAGCAGGGAGAAGCGCTCCACGCGCCGGGTGTAGCGGGAGTGCGCGCGGTACTCGATCCACTCGCCGGTGCCGTTGAACTGGTCGACGCTCACCCACTGGTCGGTGTCGTCGTAGTGAGGGGTCAGGCGGGCGGTGGTGAACTTCATGGCCGGGTCCTCCGTGAGTCGTTGTTCCCTGTTGGTGTGTTCAGTTTGCCCCCCGGCGGGGGGTCTTGTCAACCCCCCGCCGGAACTTTCTCAGCTCTCGTCCGCGTTGAAGCTCACCCACTGCAGGGTGCAGTCCTCCGCGTCCTCTGTCCGGACCTCCGCCACCTTGCGGATGCCGTAGCCGGTGACCTCGATCCGCTGGCCCTGGGTGATCCGGGGCGCGGTCTCCGTGGTCTTGATCAGGGTCACTCCGGCGCCGTTGTGAGTGAGCTTCAGCAGGCAGGTGCGGAGGGGCTTGGCCATCGGGTTCTCCCTTGCTCGGTTGTTCCTGATGAGAAGAACTTTACCCCCCAGCGGGGGGTGTGTCTAGTGGGAGAGCACGGGTTCACTCGGATGGAGTAGGCCAGGTCAGTCCGGAGTCCGTGGCCGGGCGCGCCTGCCGCTCACCCCGCCAGTGCGCGCCCAGCAGGTCCACCGCCAGCGGCGTGACCTCCCAGCCCGCCTTCCGCGCGCGGGGCGAGGTGAACCAGGCTTTGGCCAGCAGGCCCTTGGCGGCCAGCTGAGCGACGTACTGGCGCCCGTGGGGGTGCAGCTCCACCCGGTCGCTGCGCGGCGTCCTGGGGCTGTGCAGGGCCGCGATGCGCAGCGCGCGCAGCTCCCCGGCCGTCACGTGCGGCAGCTCCGTCACAGCGGCACCGCCTTGCCCAGGTCGACCAGGCCCAGCAGGAAGACCATGAAGCCGCCCGCGAAGACCAGGAGAGCGCCCAGGAACCCGGCCCAGGTGCGCGCCTTCTTGCCCTTCACCATGGCCTGCAGGTAGAGCGTGGCCACCACCATGAGCAGCACGGCCAGCACCACCTCCGCCTTGCCCGCCGTCACGACGCGTCCGCGTAGCGGAAGAGACGGAGCGCGGCCGGGACGCACAGCAGGCTGCCGTCCGGGAACACGAACTCGTCCACGGTGGCGCTCCGGTACACCACGGGCTCCGGCTCCGGCGGGACGGGCACGACGGCGGGGATCAGCATCCGCTGCAGTTCGTCGGCGAAGCGGCGCTGCTGCAGCGCCAGGTGGGCGGCGTCGGTCTGCAGCTGCCAGGTGAGCTGGGCTACGCGGTCGCTGCTGGCGGCGTCCAGGGCGCGCTCCACCTCGCGGGCGCCGTAGTCCACGAGCCGGTAGAGGACGAGCGCGGCCAGGCCGATGACGGGGACCACGAGCGGTGATCCGTTGAGCACGCCCACGAGCACGGCGAGTGTTACGAGCCCTGCGCGGGCGGCTGTCTTAGTCATGCCCACAGTTTGCCCCCCAGTGGGGGGTGTTGTCAAGCCTCCGGCACCACGGAGCTGTAGACCGCCGGGTACTGCCGCTCCAGCGCACGCAGTCGCAGCGCCCGCCACGTGCCGTAGCACCCAGCAGCCGCCATGAAGACGTTGCCGACGATGAAGAACGGCTGGCCGGTGAGAGCGAAGTACACGGCGACGCCGGGGTGGGCGACGACGAGCACGAGCGACCCGGCCAGCTTCGTCCGCCAGCTGGGCCGGAACGTCAGGACGAAGCTCAGAACGTTGCTCAGGGCGAAGGCCAGCTGCACGGCTTCCTTGATGGTCACGCTTTGTCCCCGTCTCGCTTCACGTGGTAGTGGTTGTTCCGGCCGCAGCGCACCGCGTCCCAGCGCAGCCCCGGGTGCCGAGCGTGCAGCAGGCGCGCGGCGCGTCCGGCCAGCTGCGGCGTCTTGAACATCATCTGCCCGGTGGCCGCGCACCGGCGGAGCGCGCCCCGGCCGGTGGTCTCCGCCAGCAGGCGTAGCGCCGCGTCCAGCTTCGTCTGGGAGATCACAGCTTGATCTCCGGGCAGATCTCCCGCAGCGGGTACGCCGTCCACCGGATGCCCGCTTCGGCGGCCTGCGCGATGGCGTCCCGCGTGCCGGGGGACAACGCCTGGTTGCCGTCGCCCACCCACGGGAAGGCCAGCAGCAGGTCCGGCATCCGGGCCACCAGCAGGCCGTTGCGCACGTGACCCGCGCGCCCGCCCAGCTCCGCCCAGTTCGCCGGGACGGCGTGCACCGGGCCGAAGAGGTACGTCACCCAGTACTCCCCGGCCAGCTTGTCGGCGCCGGGCGCGTCGCCATGCCACAGCTCCAGCAGGTCCCCGCTGGCGGCCACCGGGTGGACGTGCTCCCGCATCGCGGTGTCCATCAGGCGGCGGTGCTCGCGCGCGATGGCGCAGGGCTGGAACCGGCCGCCGGGGTGGTCGCAGCGGGCCATGTACCGCGACCCGCTCACCATGAACTTCACACGGTCCCCTCTCCGCCGTGCGCCTCGCGCACGTGCTGCAGCGCGACGGCGAAGGCCATCCAGGTGGGCGCTCCGCCGTCGTTGTCCGGCAGCAGGCAGTCCCAGGCGACACACTGGGGCTCACGGCAGCGGACGTGCACGCCGTCGTCGTCGGTGGTGTACGTGAGGTAGGTCCGGCCGTCGGGCGGGTCGCCGACGGGCTGGACGTGCTGGGTGGTCACTGGTCGTACCAGCCTTCCCGGTAGAGCTTGTGCGCCAGCTCCATGCAGATCTTGGCTTGCTTCAGGTGCCGGGCGCGGTCGGTGTCGCCCTGAGCCTCCGCACGGCGGCGGAGCTGGATCAGGGCGGCCTTGGCGTCGGTACGGGCTCGTCCCGCCTGCCAGGTCATGCCGCGTCCGGCAGGACGAGATCCAGGCCGACGCGGACGCGCAGCTCCGCCAGCGTCAGGTAGCCCTTGACGTAGAGCGTCATGAAGGCGCCCTGGCGGCGGCTGCAGCGCTCGCACTGCGGCCGGACGTTGTCCAGCGCGTAGGTGCCGCCGAACATGCCGGGGATGATCCGGTCCAGCGTCATGCTGTCCAGGTCGACGACGGTGGGGCAGGTGACGCACAGCGCCCACGTGCCGTTGCCGTCGCGGTCCAGGACGGCCTGCTTCCGGATGCGCCGCTGGGCGGCCGAACCCCGCTCGTTCTGGTTCGACCGCCCGCGTTGCGCCTTCGTCCGGGTCACCGCACCCGCTCCAGCAGCGGCTTGCGGCCCTGCAGCTCCCGCAGGGCAGTCTCCGCCTTCGCGCGCGCCTGCTCCGCCTCCACCCAGGCGTACAGCTCCACCTGCAGGTCGGCGGCGTTCTCGACGGTGCGGTTTTCCTTCCAGGCGCGCTCCGCCTTGTCCACCTTGCTGCCCTGGCGCTGCACGAAGCGCTCCGCCAGCAGATACTCCGCGCGCGGGTCGTCCATCGCGCAGACCTCGTACGTGCTGCCCGCGAAGCCGCCGCTGGTGCGCACCGCCAGCTTGTCCTTGCGGAAGCGGTAGTGCGACACCTTGAAGGACTTCGGGGCCACGCTCTCGATCTTGTGGACCTGCACGGCGTGGTCGTTCCGGCCGTACGAGCCGTACCGGCTGAAGATGATGACGGGCTGGCCGACTTCCCAGACCTGCTCCGGCTGTTCACTCATGGTCGCGGTTCTCCCTGCTTGTCGTCGTTCCGCTGTGTCGTGCTCGACTTTACCCCCCAGTGGGGGGCGTGTCAAGACGGGCGCTGCAGCACCACGTCCTTCTTGACCCGCTTCACCCGGCCGCGCGGCGGCACCTCCCACACGTCGTAGGCCAGCCAAACATCCGTCCAGCCCTGCGCGCGCTGGCGCCGGTACTCGCGCACGGCGGCCTGCTCCGCCTTCTGCAGCGACTCGTGGTTGTCGGACTCGATCTCCGCCGGAGTGTCGCCCCCGCGCTTGAACACCAGCCGGTACTTCACCGGACCTCCCTGCTTGCCGTGGACATGGAAGAGACCGGCCGCAGGGATCGCGTACTTCCCCACCGTGCGCACGCTGTCAACGGCGTGGCGGCCGGTCTCGCGCTGCGCTTCCCGCTGGCCTAGCGGTCCGGGGCGCGGCGGCCCGGGTCTGGGCGCGCGGTGAAGGGGCGAGGGGATTTGAACCCCTGCGGGCCGGACTCAAACGCCTTTCCCAGTTGCTCGTCCTGCCCTGTTACCTGGGCTCACCATTAGGCCGCTCTGGCACTACCTCTTCACCGCGCTCTGGCTCCATCGCACGGGGCGATTGTCGAGACGGCCAGCTATCCCGCTGGCGCTGCTGCCGCCCGGTGTGCCGGACGAACATCAGGACGCGCCAGCTGTCCTGGGCGGCATGTTAGGGCCGGACCGCCACGGGCCGGTGGGTGCTTAGACGATCACCACCATTGCGTTGCGCGTGCAGCCGGTGCCGGACCGGCTTGTGACTCCCTGGGCCGGGTGCAAGGTCGAGACCCGTTCTCCGCCCGCCGTCAGGAGGCGGTCCCAGCGTCCACACGCGCCCCGGGTCTCCGTGTCCTTCCCGGGGTGGCCCTGGGCGCTACCAACGCCCAGGGAAGTTAGGTCGGCGGCCCGGATTGGTTACCGGCTCCTACCCGCCGTTTCCCCGGGGTGCGAATCCCAGGTACTCGGGCCGGTGTGCTGTGCTACACCATCCGCCTGCGCGCGTCCACCGGCTTCGCGGGCCGGTAACTTTCGCGCTGTCTCAGAACCTACCCCCCGGCGGGGGGTGTGTCAAGCTGCTACAGCCGGGCGTCCACCCAGCGGTTCCCCTTGCTGGTCAGGGCCCACGAACGGCGGCCGGAGCCACTGCCGGAGTTGACGATCTTGGCGTAGCCGTCGTCCACCAGGTCCTCCATCTCCGCTTCGGAGACGCCGGAGCTGGACAGCGCGCGCAGGTCCGTGCTGGCCCTGTGCCGCATCGTGAACATGGCGTTCTGCTGCTGCCCGTTGAGCTTGCGTCCGGCCATCAGCTGCGCTCCCTTGCTTCCTTGGCGGCCGTCTTCCCGGGCGCCGTCAGAGTCACCTTCCGGCCGTCGTCGGTCACGTGGCCGGACCCCAGCAGCACGGGCAAATGCGCGCGCTGCTGGGCCGACAGCTGGGACCGGTAGACCGTGCCGCCCTCGCCCAGAATGCGGACGAGGACGGCGAGACGTTCGGGGGTCACCCCTTTACCTGCTTGAAGTCCTTCCACTCCGCCTCGACGCGCACCGACTTGCCGTTGCGGACCAGGTGGACCTTGACGTGCTTCCCCCGGAACTCGCCCAGGTGCTTGGCGCGCGCCATGGCGGTGGACCAGTCGAACGGGTCCGACGGCTTGCCGTCGGCCACCACCACGTACGAGTCGTTGCCGCTCACTTCGTCTGCACTCCGTCCTTCCAGGCCGCGATCAGCACGGCCTTCTTCCCCGGGCGGAGGCGCCGCACCTCCACCGTCTTGCCTAGCGTTTCGCCGTTGTACTTTCCCCGGTCCATCGCGCGGCCGCGCGGCAGCACGTCGGAGTCCTTGCCGTTGATCGTGACCACGTACTGTTCGCCGGAGTCGCCTCGGTCGCGCGGGCTCACTGGCGCACCCCGTCCACCCAGGTGGCCACGGTGCGCGGCCGCGTGTTGCCGGTCTGCCGGGTCACCTGGACGTGGTGGTGGGTGGCCGCTTCGCGGTTCCCCCGGGCGATCGCCTTGGACTCCACGACGTACTGCGGCTTCACCTCCTCCGCGTTCACCCAGACCGTGTACCGCGTGGCCCCCATTTCCACGACGCGCGTGCCCACTACTTGCCTTCCTTCCGGTGTCGGCCCTGGTACTTCTTGGCGTACTTCTCCCGCAGGCTGCGGCGCTCGTTCCGACCCTTGGTGGCGTTGAACATCGCTTCGGCGGGGTTCTCTGGCGGCTGCTTCCGGTGGCGCGGTGGCGGCTTCAGCCGCTCCATGCGCACCGTCTTCCGCTCCGGGGACTTGTCCCCGTCGGTGGCCACTAGCTGGCCTTCGGCTTCGGGCCGGACCAGGTGTGGACCGGGTAGCCGCCCAGGATGGCGGCCGCGTGTTCCTTCGGGCTGCGCGCGCCGCACTTGCACGCGCGGTGCTTGCCGCTCACCGGTTCGGCCCGGTGTACGGGTGCATTCCGGCGCCCATCATCACGGCCTGGATGTGCTCCCGGCCGGTGGTGGCGCCGCAGCTGCACGCCTTGCCGCGCTTGGCGGGAGCGGGGTTCTGCTTGGCCATTCGGGTTCTCCCTTGCTCGGTTGTCCCTGTCCTCACTGACAATACCCCCCAGTGGGGGGCATGTCAACCCGTCACGTGCCCGTGCGGTGCCACGTCCGGCACTCGCGTGCGGCCGCCTCCGACGTGTACGTGATCTGGCACGTCCCGCACGTCTGCTTCCGCTCCTCCTCCGCGCTCATCGCGCGCAGCTGCTTGATCGTCGCCACCTGCTTGGCCAGCGACTGCTTCGGCCCGTTCTTCTGCCCCGGCATGGTTCACCTCCCCCCGTTGTCGCCCCAGTGCCAGCGCTCGCACCTGTACGCGAAGCCAGGCGACCGGTAGGCCGTCCGGCAGACGAAGCACCGGCGCGGGTCGTCCAGGCCGATCTGGTGCGTCTCAGGCGCACGCGCGGGCAGCCGCCCCGAGGAACACCCCGGAGCGGCTGCCTTGCGCACGACGCGGTCCGTCACCGTATCTCGCACTGGTCGATCGGACGCCAGATCACGTCCCCCGTCTGCTTGTCCTTCAGCTTGAAGCACGGCTTTCCGTTCTTCTGACCATCGGCCAGCACCTTGTACGAGCGGCCCCGGACACCCTTCACCCACACCGTCTCGCCGTTGGCGGTCTGGGGGCGCTCCCCGCCGCCCACGCTGTCCGCGTTCAGGGCCGCGATGCACGCGCGCGAGGAACAGGCCGACCCGCCGCCCGCCTTCGTCTTGCGCCGCTTCCGGCAGTACGGGCAAATGTGCTTCGGCAGCATTTCGTTGGGGCCGTACTTGGCCATTTCTCTTCTCCCCTTGCGTTACTTGGTTTCCGCCAGCCAGGCGGTGATTTCCGCGACGGTGCCGCGCTTTTCGAAGTCGCCCCGTACGCACTTGACAGCGAAGCTGCGCGCGCCCAGCGCCTTGCCCAGCAGTTCACCCGCGCAATTCTCGTGCGGGCAGCGTTTGTGGAGTTTGTTCCAGCCTTCCTTTCCCACTAGCGCGTCTTCTTTCGCGGCTTGACGACCTTCACGAAGGCGCGGCACATCGCGCACCACCACTTGCCGTCCATCCGGTGCGCGGTGGCGCTGCACTTCGCGCACCAGCGCTCCGTGCTTTCCACGGCTCCGGCCACTTCTACCTCCCGTTGATCATTTCGATTGCAGCCCAGACCATCCCAGCGACGAAGGGGATAGCCACGATGATGGCAGCCCAGATGAGCGCCAGGCGTACCGCGCGCCCGGTGGTGCGGTAATCGGGCAGCGGCGTGAGCTGGACGGTTGCCGGGTGCAGACGAGCGGCAATCACCGGCCCGCACTCGGGACACACCAGCTGGTCATACGGCGCGTTGCGGGAGTCGAGCCCGGCCAGGCGGACGTAGGCCCGGCTCCCGCAGTACGCGCAGCGCGCTTTCACCGGCGGAGCGCCTTCCGCAGGTCGGCCTCCGTCGTCCAGAGCTTCACCACGGCGCCCGTCCAGCGCACGGAGGCGTAGGGCAGGGCGCGCTTCAGCTTGGCGGTGAGCCGCAGGGCGGCGTCCTGGTTCTCGACCTCCACGCGGGCGTTCAGCCGGTCGCCGTCGCCGTGCTCCACGCTAGCCGTCGGCTCGCCGGTCACCTCGTCGATCAGGTCGGCGAAGACGTGCGTGGCGGGGCGCTCGCCGGGCAGCGGCTCCGGCGAGGTGGCCTCCCGGGCGCGACGCTCCAGCTCGCTCTCCGCCTCCGCCTTGTCCGCGTAGACGTTGACGATCACGGGGTCGTAACCGTCGGCGGTGTCCAGGTACTCGTGGGTGTCGCTGGCCCAGTCGTGGGACTCCAGCACGAACATGTCCCCGGCCGCCGTCTGCAGGGTGTAGATCCGGCCCAGCAGGGTGGCGTGCTCCGCGTTGCCCACGTAGTAGGTGCTGAACGTGGCGTTCGCTTCCAGGTCCTTGTGCTTGGCGTACATCGCGGGTCCTCCGTGGTTCGTTGTTCCCTTGGCCTGAACATGACAATACCCCCCAGTGGGGGGCATGTCAACCTCTCTTCTCAGATCCGCTTACCGTCCTGCCACGTCTGCACGTGCGTCCGGCCGCCCCCTTGCAGGATGCGCACCACCCGGCCCGGCCACTTCCGCGTGTGCGCCCGCGCCAGCCTGCACGCGTCCGCCAGCGTCATCTCCTCCCCGCCGTCCAGCAGGACGCCCGTCTCCACGATCTCCACCACGCACAGCTGGGTGGGCATCAGCACGCCTCCGCGCTGTCGTGCGGCTCTGGATTGTCCACCGGGATCACCGACCAGGACTCGATCTCGTCACGCCCGAAGCGCTCGTCATCGGAGCCGTCCCCCAGGGACCAGGTCACCCGGCCGCCGGAGCGCAGCGCCATCATGATCCGGCGGCGGACGCAACACGGCGCCATGCACACCATGCCCCGCCGCTGGCGCCCGTCTTTCAGGTCCAGCACCACGTAGCTGTGCTTCGGCTGCCGCCAGTGGACCAGGGCCCAGGCCACCCCTGCGAGGAACTGGATCAGCGCGGACCCCAGGATGAGCCACAGGGGCGACAGCAGCATGTTCACGAGCACCGTCACGGCGCCGTAGTCGCGGCCGGTGATCAGCCACAGCACGGGCGGGATGGACGCGCCGATCACGAGCATGACGCGCCCGCTTTTCGTCATGAACAGCTCCCGGGCGATCTCCCGGAGCCCGGTCAGCAGCGACTTCACTTCACGCTCCACGTGTCGTAGTCGTCCAGGCGGACGGTGACGTTCTTGGCCCGGTTCAGGTCCCAGAACGTCATCTTGTGCTGGCGGCCTTCCAGGGCCGTCTGGATCTGGTTGCGCACTTCCGACGGACGCCCGTGCACAAGCACGGTCACGGGCGCGCCGGACGGCGGCCGGAAGGTCACCGTGCTGGTGTGCTTCGTCGTGTGGTGCCGACGCTTGTCCGGCATTCCATCCCCTCTTCCGTGGATTCTTCGGCTCCGCCTCGTGGCCAAGCCGGACAATCCCCGGCCGGAAGGCTCTCCGGCCGGGGATACTTCGGTCAGGCCGCGTTACCGACCTCTTCCACCCAGTCCACCGTGAGCTGGCGGACCGCGTAGGCCAGGGCGTCGCGCTGCCGGTCGGCGCGGAAGTACTCCAGCACCTCGTACTGGCCGCGCGGGCTCCGGCTGCTGGTGCCCGGCGCCGCCACGATCCACTGCTTACGGATCTCGTGCCAGCGCACGATGTAGAACCGCAGCTCCCCGCCCTCGACGGCCTGCACCGTGACGTTGAAGTACGCCGGGCCGGTCTGCCGGATCTTGGCCACAGTCCCGGCGGCGGCCTGCTGCGGCAGGATCGCGGTGGCGCCAAGGGCCGGGACGGCGAAGGTGAGCGGGCGGTGGGCGTTGGTGCGGTACATGGTGATGGTCCTTCCCTGGTGGGTTGTTCCTGATGAGAGAGACTTTACCCCCCGGCGGGGGGTATGTCAACCCTCCGCCGGGGGGCCGATCAGGCCGACTTCCGGGCCGCCAGGCGTTCCAGGCGCGCCAGGTAGTGGCGGATCTTCGCTTCCGCCGTCGGCCGGTCCAGGGTCAAGCCGTGCGCGAACGCGTTGGACCCGGCGAAGCACGACCGGCCGCCACCCTCGGGGCGGCAGTCGATGATGTAGGTAGTGTTCACCGTCCGGGACGGGTGCATGAGATCACGGGCCGCCGTCTCCGTGACGAAGATTTGATCCTGCAGCAGACCCTGAAAGGTGATCTCGGTGTCCTGGTCGTTGCTCATCCGGTCCTCCGTGGTCGTCGTTCCTGATAGAGAAGACTCTACCCCCCAGTGAGGGGTAGAGTCAAGTCCCTACTTCGCGTTCTTGTCGGAGACCCACTTCGCGCAGCGCGGACACCACCACCGGCCGCCCTTGCGCTACAGGAACCGGCCGCACCCGGACTTCGGGCAGCGCGGTGGCCTAACGTTGCTCACCCTGCACCGCCTTCACGTGGTCCGCGTGCAGCGGCTCCAGCGCCTCACGCTTGCGGCCGCCGACGCCCACCCACTTGCGGCACGTGCAGGTGCCCGTCCACTGGCCGTCCGGCTGCTGGGTGGCGATCAGCTTGTGCCGCTGCTCCGTCACCGCGCCAGCACCTCGTCCAGGGCCTCCATGACGCGCTGGGTGCTCAGCGGCCGCCCCTCCAGGGCGCCGGTGACGAACTTCTCCACCTTGTCGCGCTGGGTGAGGTAGCCGTCACGCGTGGCCTGCCGCAGGGAGCGACCGCCCGCCGGGCTGTCCATCACGGAGACCGGCTCCGGGTCGCCCAGGTAGTCCTGGCGCCGGAGGCTGCCCAGGATGCGTGCGACCAGCTCACCGGCGCGGTTCTGGTGGTCGAACTTGCGCGGGTCCACCTCCCACTGGTTCATGAACCCCTCCACGACCCCCTGCAGGTGTTCGGCCAGCTTGTCCAGGTGCACCTCCAGCGTGGACGCCGGGACGGGCTCCTGGGCCATCTGGGCGCCGTTCTCGGGGGTCTGCGCGCGCTCGCCGCCGTCCACGCACGGGCGCAGCCGGGCGAGGGCGACGACGTAGCGGAGGGTGTGGCTACCCGGCATGAGTACGAACAGCTCGCCCCGGGACGCCAGCGGCAGCGCGTCGCCGTCCGGCAGCATGGCCAGCAGCGTGCGCAGCTCGTGCTCCGTGAGCGCGATGGACAGGTCGTCCGGCTCCGGCACCTGCAGGGCCTCGCCATCGAAGTCGATCATGGGCATGGTCAGTACTCCTCGTTCGGTTCGCGCAGGACGTACGCCTGCATGTCGAGCCAGGCCGCCAGCTGGGCGGCCCCGTACTCGCTCACCAGGCCGCTGCGCATGAGCAGGGTCTGGATGTTCTGGTGGTCCAGCCGGACGCCGTAGTCGGGGAAGCTGTAGCCGTCGGCGCTGTTCTCGCCGTCGCTCTCGTCGTGCTGGCCCGGGTCGGCGCACATGAACTCCGCGCCGCCGCACCCCTCGCACTTGTGGAGTCCGGCCAGGTGGTCCGCCGGGTTGCCGCCGCCCACCTCTCGGGCGCCGGTGTGCTGGATCGGGCCGCCCACCTTCAGCGGCTCCGCGCGCAGGATGGCCAGCTGGGCGAGCGCCCACGCGGCGTCGGCGCCGGTCGCGTCGGAGTCGATCGCGAACGAGCCGTGCTCGCCGCTGGCGTGCGTCAGGGGGATGGTGCGCGGGTCGAAGCCGTTCGCGGACAGCTTGATCAGCTTGTCCAGCTCGTCCTGGCTGATGGGGACGTGCATGGTCAGCCTTCCTTCCGGAGGACGGTGAACCCGGCCGCCTGCAGCGCCTCGAACACGGCGGTGGTGATCTTGTGACCCAGGTCGTTGGTGACGCGGTCGACGAGCGCGGGCGCCTGGCCCACGAACGTCTCCGTCAGCCCTTCGTGCAGCGTGTCGGTGACGGCGGTCTCCACGGCGCGGTTCAGCTCACCGGCCAGGTTGCGCTGCTCCGCGCGCATGGCGCGCAAGGTCTTGATCGCCCAGGCGGCGCCCATGTCGGTGTCGTCCAGGGCGACCCCGCCGGGGCCGAAGCTCAGCGGGACGTACTGCCCGAGGGGGCCGGACTTCTCCAGCAGGGCGGTGCTCTCCGCCTCGCTGATCGGGATCATGGTCACGGGATCTCCAGTTCGGTTTCGTCGGTGTGGTGCTCCACCCAGCAGTGCTGGCCCGCCGCGTCGCTGCACACCTTCTCGTCCCAGCCGGTGCGCAGGTCCTGCACCTGGCTGGTGTCGAGCACGGCGCAGTCGTTGAAGAACTCGTCCGGGCTGGTGGTGCACTCGGGGGCGGGGGCCTGCAGCGCGTGCCCGGTGATCGTCGGCTGGTAGCTGGTGCTGGCCTGGTAGAGGCCGATCACGAGCAGGGTGGCCATGGCCGGGACGATGAGCCAGCCGACGATCTGGGCGACGATCCGCATTGCGTTCTCCCTGGGTGGTTGTTCGCTGTACCCAGAGATTACCCCCCACTGGGGGGTGTTGTCAACTCCCGCCCGACTTCCCGCCGGACCCGCTCCCCGCCTTCCCTGCCGCGCCCGCCTTGGACCCGCCCGCCGTCCCCGACTTGATCCCGAAGCCACCGCGCTGCACGTCCGACACCTTGCCGCCCGTCTTCGGCGTCCCCTTGGCCACCGGCGCGCCCTTCGGCACCCGCGTGACGGCCGGACTCCGGTCGGGGAGGTGGCCGCCCACCGGCGGGATGTAAGCGTTGGACGCGGACATGGGCATCCAGAGGAAGTACGTCCCGGCGACGTGGCCCACCCCGTCGTCGTCCCAGTCCCCACACGCGTCGTCGTCCAGCCGGTTTCCGGTGCGCTGGTCGACGCACACGGCGGCGTACTGGGCGTCCGGGGTGTCGTCGTCCAGGTCCCAGTCCGCGCAGCCGGAGAGCAGGAACAGGGCGCCCGCGATCCCCGCGTAGCCGAGTACGGGCGCCCGGCCCTGCAGCCGCCGCGTCATGACAGCTCCGCGCAGGACGGCAGGCCGTGGGGCTCCCCGGCGAGGCGCTGGCAGTTGCTGCAGATCTCCGCGTCCACCCTGCCGTACGGCACGACGGGCGGCGCCCCGAAGCGCTCCGCCCAGCGCTGCTGGCTGGCCAGCAGGTCGTCCGGCTGCACGTACGGCTTGAACAGGCAGCCGTCGGCGCCGGGCTCGTGCGCGTCGTGTCCGCCGTTGCACCTGCAGGTGTTCGTCCTGCCGGGGCGCTGCTCCACCAGTTCGCGCAGGCCGTCAACGAGCTGGGCCTGGGCAGCGTGAAGCGCGGGCACCATCTGTTCGGCGAAGCGCTGGATACCTTCGGCGGCGGAGACCATGGTGCGTTCGACGGCGTCGGCGAGGTTGCGTGCCTGTTCGGGGGTGATGACGGGCAGGTTCAGGTTTACCCGCACGGTTTGCCCCTCACCCTCGCTGGGGGGTGTTTCCTCCACGGTGGCCGTCTGCCCTTCCTGTGCCACCCATCCGTCGAACCCGGCCAGCGTCAGGACGTCGTAGGCGTTGACCATCTCCGGCGAGTGCTCACGCATCACGTGCGCCTGCCACTCCCACTGCAGGGAGCGCGAGACGTGCGTCAGCAGCGTGTCCCGGACGGTGTCCGTCAGGCCGCCGGGCAGCTCCACCCAGCGGTGCCACTCGCACAGGGGGCAGGTCTGCCGGGCCGCGCTCACAGCTGCACCCCGTGGATCTCCGCTTCGGCCTGCTCCACGAGCTTGTGGAACTCCTGGGCGGTCGCGGCGTCGGCGACGCTCACGCTCTCCGGGTCCACCTCTTCCAGCCGGACGCCCCAGTCCTCCGTGGCCGTGCCGCTCTTGATCGGGCGCTGCAGCTTGATCTTGCCCGCGTCGGTGGTGCCGACGTAGAGCCCGACGAACAGGCCGCCGCTGGGCAGCTTGCCGACGTACGGTGTGGTGTCGTCCAGGTGGCCGGGCTCCAGCAGCAGCGCGCTGTCCTTCAGCGCGGCCGGGTTCTCCTCCCGCAGCAGCTGCAGGTTCCGGGTCCAGGCGTTGGACTCCTGGGCGTTGGCCGGGCGCAGCTCCGTGCGGTCCAGCAAGGCGTACCCGAGGTGCCAGCCCAGGCTCTCCCGGTGGCGGGCCAGCTCAACGGTGACGGCGTCGGTGTCCACGTAGGTGATCTTCCCCGTGGTCAGCTCCCCGTCCACGTCGGTGACGTCGTGCCCGGTGACAATCTCGCCCACACTGGGGTCGTACCGGCGCGGCTGGGTGACACGCTTCGCGGCTTCGGCCAGCCCCTCCGGGATCTTCACCAGCAGCGGCTCCGGCTTGACCACCTGCGCCTTGAACTTGGCCAGGGTCTCCGGGGCGTCGCCGTCCAGCAGGATCGTCATCAGGTCCACGAGCGTGTGCGCGGAGTACTGGCCTCCGATCTTGTCCAGCAGGTTGACGGCGGAGTCGCGGATGCCCTGGAAGCGGCGCGCGTCGCGGGCGGCACGGGCGGCGTCCTGCAGCACGTCCTCCGTGGTCGCGCGCGGCGTCCCGCCCAGGTCGGCGTCCAGCCCGGAGATCAGCTTCTCCAGGAACTCCGCGCGCTCGCGGCTCGACTTGGCCGCCCGCTCCGCGCTCAGGGCCTGCTGCTCCAGCGCGTCGTACGTCGGCACCGGGCCGATGGCCTCCATGGCTCCGGCGCGGAAGCTCTCCGCCTCCTCGAACTCCTGGGAGATCTCGCCGATGCGGTGGGCGGCGTCGGCGTAGGCGTGGCTGGACTCGTACAGGGCGCGGGCGCGGTCGGCGTCGCTGCACGCGATGGCCTGGCCACGCTGGTTGGCGGCGGACGCCCACAGCTTGGCCACTCCGTTGCGCAGGTGGACGATGCCGGTGGAGATGGCTTCGTGGTGCTCGTTCTCGGTTTCGGCGTAGCTCATTGTTCCTCGCTCGTATCTGTCGGTGGCGGCCGATTTACCTTGTCCGGACTAGAAGAATACCCCCCGGCGCGGGGTTTCGTCAACCCGGCGCCGGAGGGCGAACCTCACTTGATCGTCAGTCCCCGCTTGCGGAGCAGGTCCTTCGTCTTGCTCATCCCAGACCGGCCAGGCGTCCCGCTCATCGTGGTGACGTAGTCGCCGTTCTCGTCATAGATCTGGACATGGCCTTTGGCCGTGTTCCGCGTGGTGTAGCCCTGCTTCTCCACCTGCCGGATGATGTCCCGGACCTCTTTGTGGCTACTGTATGCGCCAGACATGTCACTCCTTGCAGTGGTTGATGGGTGCCCGGCGCCCCGCCGCCGGTGGTCACTCTGGCGGGGCGCCGGACGGGTCTAGTCGGCGATGAAGCTGTCACCCACGCGCACGCCGTCGGCGTGGTGCTTGGCGACCAGGTGGCCGGTCACGAACTTGACCGCCGTGTTGCGCTCCGCGTGGTCGCGGTGGGCGCTGCAGAGCGGGCACTGGGCCCGGGTTTTGTCCCCGACCTGCTTCGTCTTGATCGTCCAGCTGCGGTTAGGCACTGGGTTCTCCGTCCGTCGTCGTTCCCTTGCGGGATGTACGATACCCCCCAGTGGGGGGTGAAGTCAACCCCCGAAACGAGACCGGCCCACCGCGTCGGGGATCGCGGTGGGCCGGTGGAATCAGGGCAGGTCAGACGGCGGGCTGGTTCTCGAACTCCGACGGCCCGGGCTCCGTCATCTGCAGCGGGTCCGGGGCGGGCACGCCGTCGTCGCCCTCGACGCTGGACCAGGCGGCCGCCGGGTTCGCGGTCACCACCTGCAGCAGGTCGACCGTGCGGCGGATCGCGTCCGTCAGCACGTCGTGCTGCCCCTCCGGGTACTGGCCGTTCACCTCCGCCTGCATCATCTGGTCCAGCTTGTCGACCAGCGTGTGGGCCAGCTCCGCGCCCGTCATGCCGTCGGAGCGCGGCATCCGGAAGGTGGTCTGGCCGTCCATGAGCGCCTGCACGGCGCCGCTGATCTCCAGATTGACCACCGGGACGTACTGGAATCCTGTGTTGGCGCTGGCGGTGAACGTCAAGGTCTTCACGGGGGGTGTCCTCTCGATTGGCTGGTTAGCAGGGTAAACCAAGATCAGTCCGGCGCCGGAGCACCATCTGGACGACCTTGGACGTCTCCGGGTAATTCTTCCCGCCGGGCGACTGCCACCGGCCGTCCGGCATCTTCACCCAGTCCGCCGGGTCGTGGGAGTCCGGGCGGCGCTGGTGCCGCCCCCAGCCCACCTCCGCCGTGTTTACCGGGCGGCGCTGCCGGACGCGCGGCGGCGCCAGCGGGTCGCCGGGCACGGGCTCCGTGAGGGCATCCAGCTCCGCGCGCTCGCCGCGCCAGCGGGCGTAGCTGGCCAGCTGCGCCTCCGTGAAGCCGCCAGCGAGCGCGCGCGCCAGCTCGTGAGGCGTCCGGACCACCATGGCCCAGCCGCGCGCCTGCGGCGTGCTCAGGCGGAAGCGGCCCTGTCCTAGGGCTTCCACCTTCAGGTGCAGCTCCCGCACCTGGTGCGCGGTCGGTGGCGGGCCGGAGAGCTGGCCGCCGGTGGAACGCCTGATCTCGGTCACAGTCGCCCCCTGCGGGTCGCTCGGAGGTTGGCGGGCATTCCCTGCGTGGTGCGCGTCGGGATCGGCGGCGGCTTCGGCGGAGCCTTCTCCGTGCGCGGTTCGGCCAGCTCGCCCAGCTCCGCCATGAGGTGGGCCCAGTGCACGGCGGCGTCCATCCGGTCCGGGCTGTCCTGGGTAACCAGCCAGGTGGCCATCTGGTTTTCCAGCTTCGTCTTCGGGCCGACGTGGCGGATCTTGCCGTTCTCCCAGTACGGGCTGGCGAGGTCGGCGCGCACGCTTTTGGACCCCACGGCGTTGATGGCCTGGGTGGGCGGCCCAGCGTCCGGCAGGCGCAGCACGTTGATCACCCAGGGCCACAGCTCCGTCAGCTGGGACTGCAGCTCGCCCAGGTCTCGCTGGTCGTCGTCTTCGTCGGCCAGTGCGCGCATCGCGGCATCCAGCACGGCGACCGTGGGCGCGTCCGGCCAGTCGGCCAGCAGGTCCTTGACGGTGGTCCCCGGCTTGGACCACTTCAGCTGGGCGCGGACCAGCTCCCGCGCCTGCTTGTGGATCTTGCGCCACTCCTGCCGGATGCTCTTGGCCAGCTTGGACAGGGACTTCTCATAGGCAAGGCGCCCCGCGTTGTTGCGGAACATCGCGAAGAGCGCCTGCCGCACCCACTGGGCCACCGTGTAGTGCGCGGAGTTGTCCTCCAGCAGGTACCACTTCCCGTCGGTGCCCAGGCCGCCGGTGATGATGCCCGCTTCGTCGCCGTCGCCGGAGTTGTCGGCCGGGTCCACCACGGTGATCACGTAGATCAGCTCCGGCGCGGCGGCCACGCGGTTCTTCTCGAACCACTCGCGTTTGAAGATCCCGCCTTCCGGCGCGGCCGGGGCGCCCTGGTACTGGGCGAACCACCAGCGGGTGCCCACGTCGATCTTCCGGCGCTCCCAGTCGGCGACGGAGCGGCCGCGCGTGGACTGCATGTACTCGCCCGGCTTGCGGCCCAGCAGGTCGTCCTGGCCGTCTTCAGCCTGCGCAGGGATGTTCAGGTGCAGCCACTCGTTGGTGCCCTCTTTGGCCTGTTTCTTCAGCAGCCAGCCGGTGAGGTCGTCTTCGTGCCACCGGGTCTGGACGACCACGATCACCGACGTGGGCGGCAGGCGGGCGAGGACCACGGCCTGGTACCAGTCGGTGACGGCCTTGCGCCACACCTCGCTGTCGGCCTGCTTCGGGTCCTTGATCGGGTCGTCGATCACGATAATGTCAGCGGGGCGCCCTGACAGGGACGAGCCGACGCCCACCGCGATCACGCCACCGGCGCGCGCGCCCTTGGACCCCGGGACGTCGGCGAAGGACCACGCCGTCTGCTTGGCCCGGTCAGGGTCAAGCCGCAGGCCCAGGACGTCGACGTGGTCCGGCGCCAGCTCCTGGCCCCGGTAGCCGCCGCCGTGCGTCTCGAACAGCCGACGGATCTCCAGCGCGGACTGGCCCGCGATGGTCTGTTCGTACGACGCGAAGACGACGCGACGGCGAGGGTTCTGCAGCAGCAACCAGGCGCAGCCGTCCTGCAGGCGCGAGGTTTTCCCCTCCTGCGGGGGGCAGTTCAGGATGATGCGCTGGTGCTCGCCGCGATCGGCCTTCATGATCGCTTCGTCCAGAATGTCGAGCATCGGGGTCTGGACGAATTCCGGCCGCCAGTACTGGGACAGGTGTCCCGGCGTGGGGAACCGCAGACGGGCGGACTGCCACGTGAGCAGCGGCCGCAGGCGGTACTCCGCCAGCGCCCGGTCCTGCGGTTCCAGACCGTCCAGGATCTCCTGGATCTGGTCTTCCAGGGACGCCGTCACCCCGCCTCCGGCAGCATCCGCCGCAGCGGCACCACCTCCGCCTGGGACACAGCACCCTCCACAATCCGGCTGATCTTGCTCACGGCTTCGTCCACGGCGTTGACCTGGACGTCCACGCGAGTGGCCGCGTTCAGGCCCAGCATGTCGTTCATGGCCTTCATGATCGCCAGCACCCGATCCGCCGCCTTCTCGTCACCCTTCAGGGCGCGGGCGAAGAACGGCCGGAGCAGCAGGTCATAGCGGCGCAGCTGCTGCCCCACCATCTCGTCGCGCTGGGACGCGCGCTCTTCGTAGTAGCGCCGGAACTCCTGCTGCAGCAGGCGGTTGGCGACGGCATGAGTCACGCCCACGGCTTCGGCGGCAGCTGCCACGGACGGGACCCCGGCGGCCACGAGATCCACCAGCTTGGCGGTGGCCACTTCGTCTGCGTACTTGGACGAGATCCGCGCTCCCCGCTGCGTCGTCCGCTTGTCGATCGTGCCCATGGTCGGAGTCTACCCCCTGCCGGGGTGATTACTAAGGATCACTGTCTGACCGCGCCAACGGGCGGCGTCTCGTCCACGGCGTCGCCCACCAGGTGCAGGAAGGTCTCCGCGTAGCCGCCCTCGAAATCTTCCGACAGGTTGCGCAGGTGATTGGTTACCCACTGGTACTGGTCCACGGTGAAGATCAGGTTTAGCACCCGCGTGGGGTTCTCGTCGTACGCCTTGACGTGGCCTTCCAAGCCACCGTCCTGCTTTGCCGCGTCCGACCTGTCCACTGTGGACGGCACGGGGTCCGGGTCGTCGGCGCCGAAGGGGTCCGGGTCCTCCTCCACGTCGGCGAGCGCCGCCAGCGTGCTGCCCAGGTCGTCCAGGTCGGCCTGGCTGTAGCCCGTCGCGGCCAGCAGGCCGTCACGCTCCGTCTGCTCCAGCAGCGCCAGCAGCCCGGTTTCGTCGTACGTCGCGTCATCGCTGCTGCGGTTGTCAGCCACCAGGATGGCGCGCGCCTGGGCCTCGCTACAGCTGATGAAGGTGGCCATGATCTCCGCGCGGCCCATCACGTCGGCCAGCACGCGGTGGGTGTTGTTGCCCTTCACGATGTAGCCCGTGGGCTCGTGCACGACCACCGGCGCGTACTGGCCGTGGGCCCGCAGGGACGCCTCTATCCGCGCGGTGTCGCCCTTGCGCGCGTTCTCGGGGTGCCGGGTAACGCTGGTGATGGGGACCAGCGCCGTGCGCAGGACGGTGACCTTCTCCATGCTGCGACTCTACCCCCTGGCGCGGGGTTTCCTGTCAGGCGTGGAAGAACGCGGCCTGCTTCGCTGTGCCGCCAGCGGCCACCGGTGTGTTCATCAGGTCGACCACTTCGGCGTCGGTCGGCCAGCTGGTCAGCATCCGGAGATCGTCCACAGCGGGTCCGGCGGTCGACCACTCCGCCATGTCGATCCGGCTGGCGCCGGTGCTCAGCTGGGTGCCTGGCCCGCCGTCGGCGGTGGACTGCCCGGCGGGCAGCGTCAGGGCGCCGTCGCGCAGGAAGTCGATCACGCCCGTGGAGCGCTGGTACCGCAGGCAGTAGTGGTGCCAGGCGGCGCCGGGCGGGGGCGCGGTGGGCCGGGTCGCCAGCCCTTCGGTCCCTGCGGACCGGACCTGCCCGGCCATGTTCCCGGAGACCAGCAGGATGCCCCAGGTGCCGGAGTTGATCGCGTCTTTCTGCCAGCGCACCCACCAGGTGGTCAGGTTGCCCTGGGCCCAGAACATCACCGCGCGGTCGTCGGTCTCGCTGGCGGCCACGAGCCCGGCGGGGAACACCGGCATGGTGGCGCCCGTCTTGCCGAATGCGCCGCCGGTGTGGCCGCCCGCGACCACGGCGCCGTTGCTACCCGTCAGGTCCAGGTCCCAGCCGTTGCCGGACAGATCCGGCACGACGGTGCCGCCGATGTTGTCGAACGCCCAGGCGCCCAGCACGTTCACGGTCACGTCAGGCTCCCGGCTCGAACGCCAGCACGTGCCACTTCGCCGCCGTGGAGTCGTACATGGCGGTCAGGTATCCGACCTTCCCGGCGGCGCCGTTCAGGGTGGTGTTGGGCACGTTGCTGCCCAGGCTGAAGACGGGGTCCAGGGTGATGGTCCGGCCGCCGGTGCCGTCCTGCCGGAAGCGCCACGTCCGCTTCATGCCGTCGCGCGGGTTCGTCGGGGCGGCCAGCGTGCGGTTGCCCGCCAGCGTGACGGTGAAGACCAACCCGGCGGCGGCGTCGGTCGCGATGCTCGCCTGATCGGTGAGCGCCACCACGCCGTCGTCGGCCACCCAGGTGCCGCCGGAGCGCCGGATGAACACGCCGTTGGCCGGGGCGAGCGCCGCGATCGCGGTCAGGTCCGCGTCGGCGGGCTGCGCGCCCACCTGGCCGGGCGTGGTGGGGATGGTCGGCTGGCCGGTGAGGTCGGCGTACGCGCCCGAGGTGGCGACCGGCGCGAGCGCGGGGCGGCCGGACAGGTCCGCGTAGGCGCCGCTCGTGGCGACGGCGGCCAGCACCGGCTTACCGGACAGGTCGGCGTAGGCGCCGCTGAACGAGACCAGGGCGAGCTGGCCGGGCTGGACGGCGGTTCCGGCCAGGGAGAGCGCGGCTTGCACGGCAGCGGCCAGATCAGCGGCCGGGATGCCTGTCCCCGGCTTCTCGTACTTGGCGGCCAGCGCGGACACCAGGCCGGTGACGGCGGTCTGGGGGATGTTCGTCAGGGCGGCGCCGTTGACGCGGACCGTCGGGTGCACGGTCGTGCCGCCGATGACGATCGTGGCGTCGGCGGCGGTGACGTCCGCGACCCCGGAGCCCGGCCCGGTCCCGGCGGGCAGCGCCTCCCACTTGCCGTCGGCGGCCACGAAGGTGAGCACGTCGCCGTCCGCGAGGCCGGTCAGGTCGACGTCCGTGTGGTCGGCCAGCCGGTGCGCGGTGACGGGCGGGATAGGCGTCCCGGGCGGCAGCGGGTCCACCAGCCGGTCGCGGAAGTTGATCGGGCCGCCGGTGGCGGGCACGGTGAAGCCGAAGAACGCGTCCGTCTGCCGGGTGTTGTCGCGCCAGTCCACCGTGTAGTACTGGCCGGTAAGTTCGTAGTCGTCGCTCGGGATCAGGTCCGCATCCCACCGGCCGTCGGTGTCGGTGTCGACCACGGCGACGCGCGCCACGGCGCTGGCCAGGATCGTGAACGGATTGCCGGGCGAGACGGAGCGGATGATCACGCGCTGCCGCTGCAGCGGGCGGCCCGTCGGGTCCGTCAGGATGCCGTAGACCTGGACCACGCCGGGCTCCTCTCAGGCAGGGGCCAGCGCGCTGCAGTCGGTGATCCGCAGCTCCATGCGCGGCCCGCGCTCAGGGTACGGGTCGTCCCGCTTCAGGATCACCGACATGCGGGCGGAGAGCACCCGGTCCCCGGAATCGTCCGGCAGCACCTTGGCGTCCACCAGGCCGTCCTGCAGCGGCTTCAGGGTGGCCGCGATGTTGTCGGCGTCGGCCCGCCGGTTGTCGCCCTTGAACCACACCAGCTCGACGATCACCGCGCCCATGGGCGGGATCTTCAGGGACTTGGCCAGCACCCAGCTGTCCCGCCGGACCTGCTTCACCACGCGCGCCTTGGCCTGGTGGTGCAGCTGAACGTTGAGCGTGAGCGGCGGCCGCCGGTACGGCAGCGGAACGGTGATCACTCCGCGTCCAGCGAGCGCGTGACGGCAGCCTGCGCGGCAGCGCGCCAGGCGTCCGCGATCCTCGGATTCTTGCGGCGCTGCGTCTCCCAGCCCGGCAGGGGGTCGCCGTTGAAGGCGACGCCACCCACCGCCCGGGTGTACGCCTCGTACGCGGCCTGGGCCGCCTGGTCGACCGTGGCCACGCTCAGCCCACGATCTCCAGTTCGAACGGCTCCGCCGCGCTGTACCAGAAGTCCGCCCACAGGGCGCCCGGCAGCGGGAAGGCGCGGTGGTTGGTCAGCTTCGGGTTGTAGCCGGGCGTCTCGCTCGGGTTGTGGCCGATGCCCGCGCCGTCCTGGCCCCAGGCGTAGATGGGGCCCGCCCACATCGGCTTCAGGGCGTCTTTCTGGCCCAGGCGCGGCCGCGCGATGATCGCGGCCTGCGGGGTGCCCGGCAGGTAGACACGGATCATGTTCCGGTCGGCGTTCGGCGGGGTGACGGTGAAGCGCTCCATGCTCTCAGCCTCTCGCTGATCGGCCGGGTCCACGCCCGGGTTGGGGAGATTCGGGTTCCACCAGGCGGCGAGCTGGGCACGTGTGCCCTTGAAGGCGTCGCCGTCCAGGTTCTTGCCCGGGTACGCGGGGTCCCGGACGGCGCTGCTGAACTGCAGCATCTTCACGGAGTTGTTGCCGTACCCGGCCCAGTAGCTCTCCGGCGTGCTGGCGTACTCGCTCTCGTACGTCCCGGCCACGTTGTCCACGTAGCGGCTCTGGACGAGCGGCGGGCCCCACGAGAGGTCCGGGCTGCCGACGGACTGCCAGTACCAGCGCGGCGCGTACAGGCCCCACACGAAGTACCCGGCGTTGCGAAAGGCGCCGTACACCACTTCCAGGAAGGCGCCGTTGCCGGAGCCCTTCTCCCAGTCGAGCATCACGGGGATGCTGCGGTCCGGCTCCACGGACTCGTGCAGCGCCACATTCCCTTCGGCACTGCGGCCGTCGCCCACGTAGAAGTAGCTGCTGAACAGCTTCCCAGCGCGGCGCGCGGTGTCCCGGTGGCGCTTGTACAGCGCGTCCAGGGTGTCGCCGTAGGGGCCGCCCTTGGCCTGCGCGGTGCGCGCGATCACGAAGTCGCCCTGCAGGCGACCCGCGTCGACGTCGTTGTGGTGGGACAGGTCGTACCCACGGGTCACGCCGGTGAGGTCTGCCATGCCTGCAGCCTACCTGAAGACCCCCCGAAAAGGGGAGAACCCCCTGACGTTTACGAAAGCGTCGCGGGGGTTCTCCTGGACCCGCCTCACCAGCGGATCTTCATCGTAGCGTCACAGCGGGGAGCGGCGCCACGGCGTCTCCGGGTCCGGGATGCGGAGCAGCATGGCGCCGTCCGTCAGCCGGTCGATCACCCGGTCTCCGTACCGCTCCCGCAGCTGCTTGCCGTCCAGGTTGCTCGTCAGGACGGTGGGCAGGCAGTGCTTATTCCGGTAGTCGGCCAGGCGGAACATCTGCTCCGCCGTCCACTCGCTGGTCCTCTCCGCGCCCAGGTCGTCCAGGACGAGCACCGGCGCGGCCATGAACTGGCCGATATCCGAGGCGCCGCCGTCGGCCGACGGGCGCAGCGCGGCCATGAACTCCGGCGCCTCCGTGAAGTTGACCGGCACGGAGTGGGTGACCAGCAGGCGACGCGCGAGGGCGGCCGCCTCCCAGGTCTTGCCCGCCCCCGGGTTGCCCAGGATGACGTAGCCGCGCCCGCGTTCCTTCGGGTCGTTCTCGCTGGCCACGTAGTGCCGCAGCCATTGCGCGGTCTCGCCCCAGCGCGGCATGGCGTCCCGGTACCGCGCGTCCAGGCGGCCCAGCAAGATCTCCGCCTTCCGGGCGGCCTGCTCCTGCCGGATCTCCTGCTCCTTGGCCTCCATCTCCGCGTCCGTGGCGGGACGGATACCGCGCTGGCGGATGATCTCCGCCAGTCGCTCTTCGTATCGCTTCGCCGCAGCCATGCCCCAATAATCCCCTCTCTGGGGGGTGTAGCGCAACCCACTAGTCACGGAAAAGCTCCTCCAGCTCCTGCTGCGAAATCGGCGTCGCCTTCGGCATGGCCGCCCAGGACGCCTCCTGCTGGGCACGATCCTCCGCAGTGTGCACCACGCCCGGACCCGGCTGGGACCCCCGCGCGGAGGACCCGCCCACCGCGATGGCCTCCGGGTCGTCCAGCCAGCGCTTGCCGTTGAGCCAGGTGGCCGGATACGGCTTGTACTGCGTCTCCGTCTTCCGGCGAGCCCAGGCGGCGGCGTGCGCGCGGATGCCTTCCAGCAGGTCAGCCTGGCTGGCGCCGTTCTTCCGCGCCGTCCGGTACGCGCGCTCCGCCTGGCCCTTGGCGACCTTGCGCGGGTAGGCCGCCCACCAGTCTGCGAACTCCGCGTCGATGATCGCGTTCACCGTCTTGGACTCCGCCTTGGCGGGCTCACGCCCAGCGCCAGCTGGGCAAGAGTCTTTCTGGTCTTCTTGATCAGTGGTCTTCTGATCGGAAGTGATCTTCTTAGGCGCGGGGGTTTTCCCGCCCGGGGATTCCCCGCCCTGGATTTTTCCCGGTTGGGCTTCGGCCAGCAGCTGCTGGCGCTCCGCGTCCGTGAAGGGCACCTGGTTCAGGTACAGATCATCCGGCGCCCGGTGGCCACGCTCGTCCCGCTGCGGAACCCTGATCAGCAAGTTCAGGCGTTCCAGCTCCTGGAACGCGGTGCGTACGGTGGACTCGTTCATGTTCAAGGCGCGCGCGATGCTGACTTGCGTGAGCCGGAACGTCTCGGAGGTGCTGAAGACGTAGAGCGCTACGCGGAAGGGCGACGGCTTGATCTCCGGGTTCCGGATGAAGTCGTTCCGGATCATCGCGAATTCGCGCTCCGGTCGACCGAAGGTGAGGACGCTACCTGCCATCGGGTACTCTCCTGTTCAGTTGGGCGGGGCTCTCGTTGGTGCTTCGCCTGGCGGTCGTGATGATGCGGCCGGTGGTGCCCGGCCAGCGCAGCCTACGCCCCCGGGGATTTCGGGTCCCCGGGGGCGTTCGCATGATCAGGACAGGGGCCGGATCTCCTCGCCGTAGTCCGGCGGCCGCACCACGCGCGCCAGGCCGTCCACCGTCTTCAGGCTGTCCGGCCAGTCCTCGAACGGCAGTTCGTCGTCCACGATCACCTTGTCGGCCCGCCGTCCGCGCGTGGTGGCTCCGCGCGGCAACTCCGGCACGGTGAACCCGAGAACGCGCAGGATGGTCTCCAGCTCGTGCTGGGCGCCGTGCCGCGCGCGGTCCACGTCCTCGCTCGTCCGGGCCATCTCCAGCGCCGCCAGGGCCCGCCACGCACGCCCGGCCGCCGCGCCCGCCGTGTTGATCCGCTCGTGCTCGCTAGTCACGGCTGCTCCCGCGTGACCTTGACGCCCCGGTACTCCGTCTTCTTGCTGATCGCGCCGGAGACGGCCCCTGCCAGCTTGTCGTCCCCGAGGGCGCCCAGGTCCTTCGCCAGCTTCCGAACGGCCGTCACGCCCACGCTCAGCCTGCCCAGGCGGTCCTGTTCCGTCATCGCGTGCACCAGGATGCGGGCCACCAGGACGTGCAGAGCGCCGGTGGCGGCGGCCCGGTCGTCCGGCGCGGCCAGCGCGGCGTCCAGCGCGGCCGCCTGCAGGTCGTCCGTGATCTCGCTGGTGGCCAGGATCAGCTCCGCGAGCGCCGGGCGGACGACGTCCAGGTCGATCGTGTAGCTGTTCGAGTTGTCCAGGGCCATCTTGATCATGGTCCCGTCCAGGTCCGGAACCGCCATGCCCTGCCGGGGGACGCCCTTGTCTTCGCCGACGGCGGTCCCCAGCTCCTCCTCCAGCACCTGGCGCGCCACTCCGGCCGCCGTGGTGAACGCTCGGCCGTACTCGCCGAAGGTCTCCGCCACGCCCTGCAGGGACCGCACGAGCGCGTGCGTGTCCTCCGGCCGCGCCACCTCGCCGCGTTCCTCGCGGGCGGCCAGGATCTCCGCGTCCAGCCACTCCCGCAGCATCCGCGCGAACTCCGGCGGCGCGGGCAGGTTCTCCACCGCTGGCAGCAGGATCAGTTCTCCTCCGGCCATGGCTCACACCCCCCAGTCGCGGGCCAGCGCGGCGGTGGACGCCGTGCGCAGCGCCTCGCCCAGCTCGTCCGGCACGTCCGGCGACGCCAGTACGGCGTCCGCCAAATCCGTCATCGCGGCCGCGCGCACGATCGGCACGAACGCCTTGGCCGCCGCCTGGACGGCGTCCTGCACCTGCTTGCCGTTCAGGTGGTAGCCCAGCTCGCCGCGCATCCACTCCGCGAACCGCCCGGCCGCCAGCAGCACGGCCTGTTCGGTCCTCGGGATGAGCGACGGCCCGGCCGCCGTGGTGGCGGCCGGGTTCTCGTCGTCCTTGCTCACTTCTCCTCCGTCTCCACGTGGAAGGTGTCCACGCCCAGCTGGTTGATCTCGACCATGCGGCCGAACATGCAGCCGCCGCAGCCGTCTTCCATGACGCGCTCGCCCTCGATCGTGTAGTAGATCTGGGCCTCCACGTAGGCGCCGCCATCGCAGCAGTACTGGCACTCGTCGCCGGAGTTGTCCAGCGACTTCACGGTGCCGGTGGTGACGACGAAGCCAAGGCTCTTGTACAGGTCGGCGGCGGTGGTGCTCATCGGGTCCTCCGTGGTGTCGTTGTTCCTGATGAACTGAACTTTACCCCCCAGTGGGGGGTGTGTCAACACCCGGGCATGACGAAGTGCCCCAGGCCATTCAGGTCTGGGGCACTTCGCCTGAACCCGGTCGGGACGGGTTCAGGTCAGAATGGCGGCTCGTCCGAGAACCCGCCGCCGCCGGACGCCCGGGGCGCGGAGCCCCACGGGTCCTCCGACTGGTTCGCCGGGCCGGGCGCGTTGTTGTCGCCCCACGGGTCGTCGGCGCGCGTGCCGCCCTTGTCCGGCCGCAGCGACTTGGCGGAGTGGAACTTGATGCTGGGCCCCATCTCGTCCACCGTCATCTCCATGACGGAGCGCTTCTCGCCTTCCTTCGTCTCGAAACTGCGCTGCTGCAGCTTGCCGTAGACGATCACCCGGTCGCCGCGCCGGAACGACTCCGTGGCGTTCTCCGCCGGGGTGCGCCAGATGTTGCACCGCAGGAAGGTGGGCTCCCCGTCGCGCCACTCGCCGTCCTTGAAGAACCGGGGCGTGGACACCACGGTGAAGTTCGCGACGGCCGCGCCGGACGGCGTGTACCGCAGCTCCGGATCTGCCGTCAGGTTCCCGATGACGGTCACCTGGATTTCGCCTGCCATGTAAGGGATTCCTCTCTCAGTATGCCCGTGGGTTGCTGTTCGTCGTCCCGGCGTAGGCGGCCAGAATCGACTTCATTACTGACTGGTAGGCGGACTGGACCGACCGCAGGGAGTGCATCGTGCCCTTGATCGCGTCCAGCTTCGCGCGCGCAATGATCAGGTCCAGCCACTCGCCCTCGCACTGCAGCTTCGCCCAGGCGGTCCGGTCACCGTCGCTGCCGCCGAACTCCGTCTTGGCCTTCACCCGCGCGCGGTTGTACGCCTGCTCGTACCTGATCGTCTTGTCGTACATGTCCTCCGCGCACACCCGTTCGAAGTGCGCGCCGCGCTCCAGCCGGGCCACGACGTCCAGCAGGTGCGCCTCCACCATGGCGGAGTCGTACGGCTGCGTGGGGTCGATGATCTCCACGCGCGCCAGGATCGGGTCCGCCGGGTGGACGGCCGACGACACCCCGCGCGCGTCCTTCACCTCCGCGTCCGACGGCGGCACCTGCAGCGGCTTGGCATCGGCGGCGGCCGCCGTGGTGGTGGACGCGGGCAGCGGCGGGAGGTCGGCCAGCAGGTCTTCGCCCTTCACCGGCCCGATCACCTCCCCGCAGTAGCAGACCACGCCCACCGTCGGGTCGTACCCGGGCGGGCCCTGGCAGCCTGCGTGGTCCGGGTGCGCGCGCTTGATCTTGACGGCGTACGCGTGGTCCTGCTCCGCGATCTCGCGCGCGGAGAGCTGCACCGGCGCCGCCTCTTCGTCGGGACTCCAGTGCGCTTCCGCCTGCCACCTCTCGTCCGCGTACTCACCCACTCTGGCCTCCGGCAGCCTCGCGCAGCGTCCGGCGGATCGTCACCAGGTGCAGCTGCAGCGGCTGCCCCTCGATCTGCACCATGAGGATTTCGTCTTGCTGCGCCTGCTGCAGGATGCGCGTCAGCCGGGCGTCGTCGGTCGCGGCCCGTGCGGCGGCCAGGGCGCGCGCGGCCAGCTCGTCCGGGCTCTCCGTCCCGCTGCGCCCAGCGGGCGGCGTACGCGGCTCCTGGGCGTCCGGGGGAGCCTGCGGCGCGCGCGGGGACTCCTCGCGGCGCTCCTGCTGCGGGCGCTGCTGCTCCGGCGGCGGGCCGGGGTCCGTCGGGTTGTCGGTCTCCGGGTCGATGTTCATTCCCTTCACCGGGATGCAGAGCCCCTGGAACAGGGCGTACTTCATGGCCGCGCTGGACGCCTTGGACCCGTCCTTGTCGCCCAGGTCCTTGCCGACGCCGTAACCCTCCACGGCGTGTTCGCTGCCGTCCTCCGGGTCCACGAAGACGTAGCGCATGGTCAGCCGGGTGGTGGCCCAGTGCTGCACCCAGCCGGGCCGCTTCTCGACGGCGTGCACCTCGTGCTGGGCCTCGATGACTTCGGAGCGCATGATCAGGCCGACGGCGCGGAGTCCGGCGCCGACGGCGTCCATGGCGTCGTCGATCCCCCGGAACGAGTACTCCACGTTGCCGGAGTCGCCCCGGGACTCCGCGCGGTACTGCCGCCCCTTGCCGATCTCCTCGATCCGCAGCATGAGCTGGTGGACCTTGCGGTACACGCCCTTGACGCCGGAGCGCTGCTCCGCCACGACGTCGCGCAGCACGCCGTGGGCCGATGCCTCGCCCAGCCGCGCCACCTGGAAACCGTGGGTCAGCTCGTTCACGCGCGCTTCCACGACCGCCAGGGCGTCGCTCACCCGCTGGTTGACGTCGGACTGGTGCTGGGCCAGCGCGGTGGCCAGGCCGTCCAGGCGCTCGTTCAGCGTCGCGCCGGTGACCGTGCCCTCCTCGCCGTACATGCCCTTCAGCCAGACCTGCACGGCGTACGAGATCTTGTCCGCCAGGGCGTCCTCTTCCAGCATCACCCCGGCGCCGTCGCCCTGGGCTTCCTGGATCGCCTTCAGCAGGTCGGCGTGCGCGTCCAGCTCCGCCTGCAGCTTCTCGAACTTCGGGTTCATCTCGCCGCGCATCCGGTTGACGATCAGCTCCCGCAGGTTGTTGATCATCTCCGTGGTGTTCGCGCGGCGCTGCTCCGCCTTCTCGTCCACCGGCTCACCCTCGATCACCGGCGTGTCGGCGGCTTCGGGCTGCTGGGCTTCGTCGGCGGTGGCGGCCGCCGACTTCGCGCGTCCGCGCGTGGTCCCCGTGCTGGGCATGTTCCCTCTCCTGTTCAGTACTCGCCGGTCTCCGCGTAGCGGCGGAGCCCGTCTTCCAGTACGGCCGTCATGCTTGCCCCGGACGACCGCAGCCGTTCCTTGACAATGTCGTGCTCTTCCGGCCAGGTCCGGAAGCGGATGCGGCGGCGCTTGGTGCCCGGCGGACGTTCGGCCGGGTGCGCGGGCTCCGTCGGGTTGCCGTCCGCGTCCACCAACGGGGTGGCGTTCTCGCTGGCGCGCTGCAGAATGGCCTTGGCCACCTGGGGCAGTTCCTGCACCAGGCGCTCCGCGCGCAGCTCAGCAGCCCGGACCACGGTGGCGTCGATCATGAATTCGGCCTGCCGCTTCTTCTTGGTCGCTTCGGTCATGGTGACCTCCTCTCGGCTGCCTACTTTACCCCTCGCCGGGGGGAAAGTAAACTGGAGAGGTGAAACGAAACCCCCCAGACTGGGCCACCCTGCGCGCCCTGTTGCTGCGGCGCTCCGGCGGCCGCTGCGAGGTCACAGGCTTACCACTCGACCCTGACACTTTCGACGCGCACCACCGGCGGCCAAAGGGGATGGGCGGCACCTACCGGCCCGACACGGACACGCTGCCCAACCTGCTGGCGCTGCGGCCGGACGTCCACAACGGGCCGCCGGACGCCGTGCACATGCGGCGGCAGTGGTCGGAGGAACACGGCTACCTGTTGCCGCTCAGCATCCCGCTGGCGGCCGCGTGGCCGGTGCTGCTGTTCGGGCGGCGCTGGGTGTACCTGCTGCGCGAGGACCCGTGGTACATGGACGTCCCGCGTAGATAACGGGGAGATAACTTTCCCCCGGCATGGCGCTGGGCCCGGTCCGCCAACCGGGCCCAGCAGAGAGGAACAACCGCCCACGGGTGCAGGCGGTACCAGCGTAGCTCAGGCGGCGCGCTGGTTCGGGGACTGCGGCGGCGCCGTCCGGAGCGCAGTCACCGGCGCCACCACCTGGGTGCGCGTGTATCCGGCCGCGATCAGCGTCAGGAAGGCGGCCAGCGCCGCCTGCTGCGCGTCCGTCATGGTGATGCCGAACCCGGCCGCCAGCTGAATGATCGCGTTGCCGGAGCCCACCAGGAAGGCCAGCCCCTTCTCCGCGCTCACCAGGAACGCGGTCACGAGCGCCGCGACGAACGCCAGCGCGCCGTTGATGGCCGCCGCGACCGGCTGGCTCATGTCCGTGATGAAGGGCAGCACGAACTGGATCAGGGCAGCGACTGCCGCCGGAATCCAAGCCGCTTCACGTACCTGCATTGATCAACCTCCCGTGGTCTCCGTCGGCGTGTCCGGCGGGGTCGTGGTCGCTACCGGCGGCGGCACCACGGAGGTAATGCAGCCGTACAGCGTGTAGCGGGTGCCGTCCTGGGCCACCAAGTCCTTGGCCTGGTTGAAGTTCTGGCCGTAGTTGGCGCACAGCTGGGACGGCAGGAAGTCCGGGTGCGCCTGCACGTAGGCCACCCACGCGTCCTGAATCTCCTGCTCCGTCGGCGGGCGCCCCGGCTGGCCGTCGGCGCCGTTCTTCCCGTTCTCGCCCGGCTGCCCGTTCTCGCCGGGCAGGCCCTGCGGTCCGGTCGGACCCGGCGGCGGCGGGTTCTCCTGCAGGTAGCTCGCCACCACGGCGGACACCTGCGCGACCGGCACCGACGGCGGGTTCAGCAGCTGATCGGCGGCCAGCTTCTGGGCCACCTGCTCCGCGCTGGGCACCGGCGGCAGCTGGGCGAGGACACGCGCAGCGGAGGCGGCCACGATCGTGCTGGTCGGGTCCGCGTCCGTCGGCGGCGGCACGGGGACCGGGGTCTGGCCGCGCGCGGTCAGCTGGCTGTTGGCGGCGGCGGCGGCCTGGTACGCCTTCTCCGCCAGCTCCCGAGAGCTGGCCACGTCGCTGCCCAGCGCGGTGGTGCGGCTCTCCTGGCGGGCCACCTGGCCCAGCGCGAGGACGCTCACGCCGATGGACAGCGCTGAGCCCAGCAGGGCGCCGACCAGCGCGACGATCGCGGCGATCCGGATAACCTCGCGCTTGGACGGCTTGCCGTCGATCCGGTGGCCCAGGTCACCCTCTGCCGCGTCTACGGCCCGCAGGCCGATCTCCAGCTGTCGCTGCTCCGGCTCACTCATGGCGGTTCCGTTCGATGCACGCTTCGTACCGGCGCTGAAGGTCGTTGTGCCGTTCCTGCAGCGCGGCCATCTGCGCCTCCAACACGGCCTTGTCCCGGGCGCAGGCTGCCAGCTCTCGCGCCAATTCCCTGGCCTCCTCTTCCGCCCGGTCCGCGTCCGCCTTGTGTGCCGCTGCCTGAGTCGCCAGGACGCCCATGCTGTCCTTGACGAGGTCTAGTGCGTTTGCACCAGCGGGCAGGCTCACTGTAGCGGGCGCGGTCTCCAGCCGGGGGGATTCCTGGGGCCCATCGTCGTCGTCATCGTCCTTGGCCTCGCGCCGCAGGTAGGCCACGCCCAGGCCGCCCACCACCACCAGCAGCACCACCACGATGATCACCCAACCCGGCTGGCCTTCCAGGTTGGGCAACTCCAGCACGGGTGACTCCAGAGGGTGAGGTGGGACGCGACTCCCTGCAGTGTTACATACCCCCCGGGATGGGGGCGAACGAGCGCCCGGAGCAAATCAGCTGTCGCCGTAGGAATAGCAGTGCACCGGCGTCAGAATGCACCACTCCGCCGTTCCAGCCGTCACCTGCGCCTCCACGATGATGTGCACCGTGCGGCCCACCTTGTCCTGACCGGCGAAGTCGATATCCCACGTCTTGTCGATCGACTGGCCCGCGTTGACCACCTGCCAGCTGGACGTGTAATCCGGCTGGTTGTCGAAAAACAGTGCACGGAAACGGAACTGGAAGGTGGCGCCCCCGCTGCTCCAGCCGTTCAAGAACACCTTCAGCTTGTGGCCCGTCATCGGGCCGTAACCCTTGAAGTAGTTGTTGACCCCGCCACTCACCACGCCCGGCCCAATCGGCACGTTCTTGATCGTGGTACCGCTGTCGGTGCGCACGGCCTGGAACGCCTGGTTGGACGGATACAAGGGGATCTGTCCCCACGGCCACGCCAGGCCGCCACTGCGCGCCTCGCTCATCACCTGCTTATTGTCGGCGTCGCGCATGAACACGCGCTGCCGCAACGGGTCGGAGCCGGTCCGCGATTCGCCCTGTGGGTCGAACATGTAGAACGCCCACCCGTGCGTCGGGTCGTCACGGGTAAGGGCGAAGCCGCGCTGCGGTTTGTTCTTGCTGCCGTCCTTCGGGTTAAACTCGCCGATCCACAGTAGACTGTCGGCGATTCCCCCGCTCCCAGCGTAGTTGCCTCGCCAGACCATCAAGCCGCCATCGATCTTGGCGTTGTACAACGGGTTCGCGCGCAGCTGGGCTTCCGCGATGCGCGCGGTTTCCGCGATGGCGTCCACTAGGTTGGGGCTGCGCGGAGTCAGCGCGGTGGTGGCCAGCTGAGCGTACGGGTCAATGTCGGCCATGGGTCACGCCACCTCATCCCGGCCCGCCGTCAGGATTTCCACGGTCTCGCTCTGGTCGCCCTCCGGCGGAGTGACGCGGTAGCCCATGATCCGCGTGATGTACGTGGCGCCCCGGGAGCCGTCCGGCTGGTCGGGCCACGTCCAGTCGTCGGTGTCCACCAGGCAGTCGTCCCCGATGGTGTAGGTGTCGAAGTAGGGGAAGAGATCTCCGCGTACTGTAAGGGATTCCAGGTACTGCTCATTCGCGTACGACTGGATCAGGCGCGCGTTTGTCTGGTCCTGCAACGTACTCTGCACGCTCACGTCCGGGTTGCTGAACCGTGCTTCCGTCATCAGAAAGCCGTAGGTCCAGTCCATTGGGTACTTAGCGAGCACGCGCAGCGCGTCGTCATCGAACCCGGACCCGGTGCCCCACACCACATTGGAGACGTTCTGGGAGTTGTACGCTGGCTTGATCGTGCGCACGTTTCCTCGCCCGTCGGTGCGATAGGTGAAGGTCGGCACGTTCTGGCCGCCAGAGTAAGAGCGTCCCAGGCGGGGGTACCCGGCGACGTATTGGACGCGGAAGCTGCCCGCGTTGTACGCGTCGTTGCCGGTGAGCACGCGGTGGCTGGTGTACCACTCATACCCGTTGATGATCTTGGATCGATCCTGATGTGCCTGCAGCAAAGAGGTTTCGCTGCCACGCTTGTATGACATGTCCCGCAGCACGCCGGAGTTACCGCTGGGCCCCTCTACCGTGATCCACGCGGGAAACTGCCCCGCGATGTTGCCAAGCTGGCTCCAGACCGCCGGGTTGAGCAGGTCCCGCACGATCTGGAACTGATCAACCTGCGTCCAGCTCACGCCCGGGTAGAGATTGCCGGATGCGTCGCGCTGGCCCAGCGGCGGCGGGCCGGTGATCAGCCGCCGCGCCCACAGGCTCTCCACGGTCTGGAACACCAGGTTCATCCGCCCGGTCTCCGGGTCCACTGGCGCCTGCCACAGGATGCCGCCGAAGGGGATCGTGTGCTCTCGGTAGCCGTCGTCCCGGGTCACCGTGCGCACCACCATGATGCCCGTCTTCCGGGGAACGCACTTCTCCCACGGGTTCATGGCGCGGATCTCCGGCTCCGCCAGCTGTAGCGAAGCGCGCAGCTCGCCGACGCCCCGCATGAGCACGGAGAACTGGACGCCCGACAGCGGCAGCGGGACGTTGGAGATCACCGTGGGGTCGCCGTTGAGATAGAACACCGGCCAGTAGCTGTAGGAGACGTTCTGGGGCTCCTCCGGCCCGGCGCCCGCGACGTCGCGCAGGAAGAGAGCTTCCTTCCCCATGAGCATCGCTTGTGTCATACGGGAACCACCAGGCAGGAGACCAGGGACAAGTTGGAAACACTCATGCCCTGGGTGGCTGCACCGAATTTTCGCTGTGCCCACAGGGAAATCGTCTGTCCACCGGAGCAGTCGAAACCGGTCCGGCCCGTGATCGGAACGGAGTTGGTGCCGGTGAACGAGTTGTCCGGGTCGCGCGTCTCCCAGGCGCCAATGCCACCCATCGGCGTGCCCGCGTTGGACGTGCCTTGGCGCGTAACGAAGTTCCAGCCGTTCTGCCCGTCGAACCCGGCGTGCACGGCACCCGACCACACGAGCCGGTACGGGTAGCCCGGGTCCGCCATGATCAGGGTGGCGATGATCCGGTCAGCCGTGGACGAGGTGATCACCCAGCTGCCCATGTCCAGCGCGTAGGTGGTTAGGCCGTGCCACTGGCCATCCTGTCCCCAGACCACCTCACGGATCGGCATTCCACCGCTGGCGGGCAGGAACCGCTTCTCCCCGTAGTAGACACCGGCGTCGGCCACCTGGCCCGGGAAGGGCCAGTACGCGGCGCCCAGCGCGCTCGTGCGCTTGCGGCGGTCGACCACGGTGGGGCTCGTGGCGTTGGCGTTGACCGTCAGTTCGTACATCGTCATGTACCCGTTGGGCACCGGCGGCACGGCTGGCGTCCCCGCCACAGCGGTGCCCTGGATCACGACCACGTCCACGTCGTTGTCGGTGCCGGAGTAGAACGCGTCCCGCACGCGCACGCCGATCACGTCGATCCGGTTCAGCGTGGTGGACGAGTTGGCCAGGGTGCGCGTCTCCGGGGTGATGGACGTCCCGATGTAGTCACCGGCCGCCGACGCGTTGTTGTTCTCGACCACGCACCGGAACGGCGAGATCGTCACGTTCATGCCGGACACGGTGATGCTGCCGGACCAGGCATCCGGGCCGGGCAGGATGCCGCTCCGGCAGCGCGAGGGGTCGCCGCCCTTCGGCTGGAAGATGTGGTTTACCGAGTACTGCCGGTCCAGCGCGGCGGAGTAGCTGCCTGCCTGCAGGTAGCCCGGCGGTGTCATCATGGCCATGTCGGTCTACCTCCAGGTGGGGCGCCACGTGGCGCAGAGCTGTGCATTGACGTCGAACGCGCCGGACGTTGCGCGCCAACGGATCGTATTGTCCCCGGGGTGGATCGCGAACGGGCGGCCCGCGATCCGGTACGTGGACGGGGTGATGATGCCGGTTCGCGCGTCGATCGTGACTGTCTGCCCGGCCGCGATGGTGGACGTCACCACGAAGCCTTCGCCGGTGATCTCGTTCGTGATCACCGGGAAGTCCACGGGGCCGGTGATCGTGTAGATCGGCCAGGCGTCGATATCCCCGATGTTGGTGGCGTTCAGGTAGCCGCCCGGGTTGGTGAACGCGCCGTAGTTGAAGTTGAACGTTTTGTTGTACGTGCGCCCGCTGATCGACCCGGCGGGCAGCCCGGCACATGCCTGCTGCGCGCCGCCCACGCCCAGCTTCCACGGCGGGTTCGCGGCCACCAGCGAGAAGCTGAACTCCGTCGCCACCCCGCCGCGCTGGTCGCCCATCACCGGCGTGGCCTTGAACGAGCCCTGAGCGCGGCACACCATGCCCATCCGGACGCCCACGCCGAAGTCGTGCTGTTCCCACACCACGGTCGTCCTGGGGCCCAGCAGGCGCCGGATCTGCGCGATCCGCTGGCGGAGCACGGCCGCGTTCGGCGCGACCATGGCGCCCTTGATCGGCAGCACGCGCGGAGCGACCGACTGCGGGCCGGACATGCCGCCGTCCCGGCCGCCCGCCTGGTCGATCGGGGTAATGAAGTCGATCCCCTCCCAGCCTTCCGGCTCCGCTGCCACGATGTGCGTACCGTCGTCCAGCGTGGTGTTGAACCACACGTCGTCCATGTCGCCCACCAGATCGGGCCCCATGCGGTACATGCCTTCCAACGGCACCGTGGGCAGGTGCGCGTAGATGTTGAGCGCCGCCGTCATACCGAGACCCCCGCGATCAGCCCGTCGTTGACTCCGACCTGGACGCCCTGGCGCTGCACCGGCAGGCTGCTGGCTCCGGCCGCGAGATCGGTTCCACCGCGCCGCAGCACTTCGTCCGCGAACTGCCGGACGTCGGTCCCCGGCAGCATGAAGTTGTTCTGCGTGATCGACGCCGGGGAGACGGTGCTGCCGCCGCCGGTGGTGGCCTGCACCGCGTTGGCGTCGGGGATGTTCAGGCGGACGCCGTTGGTGACGGTATCCGCCAGCGACAGGGCCGCCTTGCTCACGCTGGGGGTGATCTGCTCCATGCCCTTGATCAGGCCCTGGCCGACGAACACGCCGATCTTGGCCATTTCCTTGGACGGCGAGGAGATGCCCAGGGCGCCCTTGATGCCGCCCAGGATCTTCTTGCCCACGTCCACCACGGAGCTGATCACGGAGCTGATCATGGAGCTAATGCCCTTGATCAGGCCGCGCAGTAGGTCGGCGCCCGCGTTGAACAGCAGGCTGGCGAAGTCGCCGATGGCGCCTAGGATCTTGCCCGGCAGACCGGACACAAAGGACACTGCCGACGACACGCCCGACGACACCGCGTTCACGATGTTGTTAAACGCGGTGCGCACGGCGTTCACCGCGTTATTGAATCCGGTCGTGATGAAGTTCTTCACGTTGTTCACCGCATTTGAAATCGATCCGGTGATCGATCCCCAGACATTTGTCACTGCGGTAAGCAAACCGGAGAAGATTGTGGTCACGGTGTTTACCACACCGGAAATGATGGTGAGCACGAAATTCATCGTGCTGCCCACAATTGTGTTCAGCGTGCCGAACGCATTAAACAGCGGCGTCAGCGCATTTGCGATAAACGCGATAAACGTAGCCGCCAGCTGGACCACCAGCGCGATGATCGGCGCCAGGATCTGAATCAGGGTCACGATCGGCGGCAGCAGCGGGAGGAAAGCCTGCACGAGTGCCAGCACGGCCGTGACGAGCGGGCCGACGGCGGGCAGCAGCGCGCTGAAGATCTGGACGATCGCGTTACCCAGGGCGCCCGCGATCGGAGCGAGCGCGGCACCCAGCTGAGCGAAGGCGTCACTGATCACGGGCAGTAGCGGAGCCATCGCGTTGAGCACGTTCTGGATGAGCGTGGTGAACGGCGGCACGAGCGCCTGGACGATGGAGATCAGCGGCTGCAGCACCGCCAGCGCCAGCTGGATCAACGGCGGCAGCAGCGGGGCCACCGCCACAAGCACGTCACCGAACAGCTTCGCCAGCTGGCCGATCACCGGCACCAGCGGGGGGATCGCCTGGGCGAGCACGCCAGCGAAGACCTGCGCCACGTTCGCGATGATCGGGCCCAGGGTGGCCATCACCTGGCCCAGTGCGCCGCCCAGCACGGCGACCAGCTGGCCGACGGCGGGGAGCACGGGGGCCAGCGACTGGATCAGCGCGGCGAAGCCCTGCCCGAGTGCCGCGATCCCGGGCTGAGCGGCCTGCAGGGCGACGCCCAGCGCCTGAACGACCGGCAGCAGCGCGGGGCCGATCGTGGACGCCAGGTTCGCGATGATCGGCACGAGCGTGGTACCGACCACCTGGGCGAGCGCGAGGACCACCGGCAGCACGGCGCTGATTACCTGCTGCATGGAGACGAAGAATGTGTTGATCGCCTGGCTGCCCGCCGCGCTGCTAGTGAAGTCGCGGATGGCGCCGGTGATCTGGATCAGGTTGTTCAGGAACCCGCCGCCGGAGTTGGTGCCCGCGTCCATCAAGTCCTTGATGATCCCGAAGACGTTCCCGGCCACCTCCCCCAGCTGCTTCAGGGTGTTGATGCCGGTCTGGATGAAGTCGGCCAGGGCGCCGGACTCGCGCGCGTTGCTCACGAACTGGGCGAACTTGTCGGTCACGGCGGAGAAACCGTTCGCCAGTCCTGGCAGGAACTGGGAGCCCACGGTGCCCACGTCGGTGAGTACCGACAGGATGGAGGTCAGCGAGGGCGCCAGCGCGGCCACGGTGCGCTGGACGTTCTGGAAGATCGTTCCGACGTCGGAGACGGTCTGGCTGCTCTGGAAGAACCGGCCGACGCCCACGGCGGCGGTGTTCAACTCGCCCGCAATGCCCGTGAAGCCGCTGCGCAGGACCGGCAGGTACTTGGCGCCCAGGTCCCCGACCGTCTTCCCGAGGTTGCGGAAGAGCGCGTCCTGGGTGGCCAACTGCAGCCGGTCGAACTCGGGCTTGATCGCGGCCACGGACTTGACGAACTCGCGCGCGTTCGGGCTCAAGTCCTTCAGGGACTCCGCGAACTTCTGGGCGTCGCCGGACGCCAGCGCCTTGAAGCTGTCGCCGATCCCTTGCGTGGCCAGCTTGATCGTGGTGGACACGGCGAGGAACGCGGCGAACGCAGCCGGTAGCAGCGCGGCCGCGCCTGCCGCGTTCTGGATCACGCCGATCAGCTGGAAGACGCCGTTGGTCAACGCCGACACCCCGGCCAGCGCCACGCCTGCCTTGGCGCCCAGCAGCGCGATTCCGGCGCCGCCCTGCAGCAGCGCACCCAGCTTGCTGGCGAACCCCTGCCCCAGGCTCGTCAGGCGCCCGAAGAGGCCCGAGAAGCGGGACTCCACCTTCTTGGTGGAGTTGTCGGCTTCCTTGTCCAGGTCCGGCAGCAGGCCGCCCCCAGCGGACGCTTCCTTGGCCGCCGCCTGGAACGCGCGTTTGATGGAGGCGCCCAGGCGCGAACCCTCGACGGTCAGGCGTACCGATGCCTCACCGATGACGCGCGCCACGGGCCCCTCCCTAACTCGTCTTCCGGGGGACCCGCGTCCCCGTCAGCCTGTTCTGCATGGCTATCTGGTCGGGGTGCAGGCCCCAGGTGGCCCGGTCCGGCTTGACCATGCCCATCTTGATCACGATCTGGTCGTGAACCTTCCGCAGCTGTTCGTCTCCCGGGCTCTCCAGCAGGATGGCGTAGAGCGCGTCCAGAAAGCCAGCGGCCGACACCCGCGATTCGTCGATGCCCGCCAGGGCGAGCTTCCCGCCCACGTAATGCACGTAGGCGGGGTCCACCGCAAGGTCCCAGATCAGCCTTGCGGCGCCGTAGGGCGGCCGGTCGCCAGCTCGATCACGTATTCGGCCACGGACATGAGGTCTTCCAGGTCCACGATCGCGTCGTCGTTCTCCGTCATCAGGTGCAGCCAGCGACGCTTCGTGGTCCAGTTCGCCTGGTCCTCCCACTTCGCCAGCGTCGCGCTGTCGCTCACGGGGTAGATCGCGCCGTCGGGACCCCGGTAGTGGGGCTCCCACTCCGCCTCTTCGTCGGCGTCCAGGTCGACCGGCTTCGGCAGCTGCTCCAGCTTCCAGGACGCCTTCACCATGCCGTCGCGGTTGTCCATCTGCTTGGCCAGCATCCGCGTCATGGAGCCGATCAGGGCCGGGTCGCCCTTGCTTACGAGCACGAGCATGGACGACAGCTCCGCGCCGTCGCTGCGCACGGCCAGCGTGCCCTGGAACGAAGCCACTTCGTCGTCGCCGTCGATGTACTTCAGCTCGAACGGCTCCCGGATCGCGGCCTTCGCCGTGGACTTGTTGCCGAACACCTTCATGTTGTGCCCCTTCGGTTTGCGGTCAGAACCCGGCAGCCAGCGGCAGGCTGCGGGTCAGGAAGAACGTACCCTGCGTGCCCGGGTGGCGGACGCGGCGGCGGAACACCGTCTGTCCATTCCAGACGAAGCGCAGGGTCTTGCGGCGGCGGGCCACGATGATGTGCGGCGCCGTGCCGTCGTGCTCGAACATGGTGTACCGCATCCGCGCGCGCCCGGCCGCCACCTCGACGGCGGGCAGGCGGCGCCACTGGGTGGCGTTGCGCCGGATGGTGGCCAGCAGGGTGCCGGTGCGGACGCGGACGCGCTGCTCCGCGCCCACCTGGACCTTGAACATGCGGCGGTCCAGCTCTTGCGGCAGGCCGCTCTCGTAGCTGTTCAGCCACAGGTAAGGCTCACCTGGGTAAAGGGTCACCTTGACCTGGTCCAGCTTCAGCTTCAGCGTCATACCAGCCTCATCGCGGTCACGGCCACGGTGGCTTCGTTCGCGTGGTAGCCGCCCTCCGGGCCCAGCGAGGACGTGAGTCCCGCCTGCACGGTGGAGCCCGGCGGCAGGCCCTTGGCCAGCTGGCTGCACATGATCACCACGGCATCGCTCAGCAGCCCCGCATCCCTCATGCTCTGCGCGCCCGCCGCGTCGATCTGCTCCGCCGGTGGGTACGCGGCGTTGCCGTTCTCCGGCACGGTCGGCGTGCAGCGCACCAGCTGAATGCTGAAGATGGCGTGCCGGACGTTGAACGCGGAGACCGGGCCGCCCTGGCGCGGGCTCTGCACGGGGGCGTCCGGCGCCGGGCCGATCCCAATCCCGGTCAGGGCCACGAACAGCTGCTCACAGTCCCAGGCGATCAGCTGCGGGTTGCCCGGCGCGATGAAACGGCGGTCCGGCAGCTCCTGGCCTTGGTCCGCGAAGTGCTGCTCTACCCCGTCCAGGAACAGCCGCGCCAGCTCCAGGACGGACAGGGCCATCGGCGGGGTGGTCACGCTTCCCCGCGCATCTCCGCCAGCGCGCGCTCCAGCTCGTCATCATCGGCCGTTGCGTCGTCCGCCGGTGTCTCCGGCTGCGCGGTGGTCTCCGGCGTCTCCTGGGGCGTCTCAGCGGGCGTCTGCGTCTCCGCCTCGCCCTCCGTCTTCGGGGAGTCTTCCCGCACCGGCTCGACGGCGGCGGGCGGCTGCACGGCGGCGCCTGGCCGCCAGGGGTCCTGGCTGAACGACATGGAGTGACGATACCACCCAGTGGGGGGCATTCACGGGGTTACGCGGTGGGCAGGTCCGGGCTCCACACGGAGGCGTTCCGGCGCAGCCCCGCCGGGTTGACCGTGATCAGGAAGAGGTCCACGAAGTACAGGCCCGTCCGCCCTTCCTTCAGGAACTCCTGGGCGTCCAACATCGTCATGGACACCCCCTGCCGGGTGATGGTCTGCACGCGGCGCGGCAAGCGGCATTCGCTGCTGTTCGACTGCGCCAGCGCCAGCTCCACGGCCAGCTCCACGGCGGCCTGGACGCCGGACACCGGCGGCGGCGCGCCGAAGGTGTAGGCCACCTGCGTGACGTCGCCGCACACGTTCCAGCCCCGGCCGTCGGTGCGCTCCAGCCAGCCCGCGCCGTTGACGCGGAAGTCGGTGAAGGGCTGCCCGTTCACCTGCACGCTGGTCACGGTGACGTGTTGGCGCGGCAGCCGGATGGCCATCGGCGCCAGGTGCGTGCCGATCCACACGCCGGGCGCGGGCGGGTACAGGTACCCGGCCACGATGCTGCCGGACGACCAGCACGAGCAGTGCCCCCACGTCCCGCTGTACGGCCAGCTGCCGGTGCCGGGCGCGGGCGGCCGGGACCGGAGGGTGACCGACTCTTCGCAGCCGTTGCCGAACCACTGGGAGCCGGAGAGGTAGAACAGGATCTCGCTGGCGACCATGAGCACGCGGTCCCACTCCGGGCCGCTGAGCAAGTCGCGTCGGGATTCGGGAACGTCCGCAGGGGACGCCCAGGCCGCGCACAGCACTGCCGACGTCGGCGCGGGGGGCACGTCCACCGGGTCGGGTGCTGTCATCTGGGCGTCTCCCTACGTACGTTGTTCGCCTGTCCGGTCGGGGCCGGTCAGGTGATCGTGGTGGCCACGGTGTCGGTCTGCCCACCGTACGTGGCGCTGATGTTCGCCGTACCGGCCGTGACGCCGGAGACCAGGCCGCCGCTGTTGACGGTGGCCACCGCCTCGTTGTCGGACGACCACACGGCCGCGTTCGTGACCACCTTCGTGCCGGACGGGGTGAGCGTCGCCGTGGCCACCATCTGCTGGGTGCCGCCGACGGTCGCCGCGCCCGGGTCCGGCGTGACGGCCAGCGAAGCCACGGTGGGCTGCGCCAGCACTTCGCGGTAGCCGCGCGTGAAGTCCGGCAGCGTGTCCGTCTGGACGAACTGCCACACGCGGTCGCTGGCGAACTCCCAGTCGTTGGCCGGGCCGTCCAGCCAGTTCGGATTCTGCGTCGCCGTGCCGGACAGCTCCGGCACCATCGGGTCCGTGCCGGACATGGTCAGGCTGCCGTTGGGCCGCAGCTTCGCGCGCGGGACGACCCACCAGAAGTAGCCCGCCACGGCGCCGTCGATGATCGCGTTGGTCCACAGCTCCACGGAGACGCCGTACGGGGTGGGATCGGTGCCCACCTCCGGCGCCTGGTAGCCCACCTCGTTGTCGCCGTCCATGAGGACGTTGCCGCCCACCATCATGGCGAGCAGGTTGGGGTCCGGCTGGCAGATCTGCAGGCCCTCGATCGTGCCGCGCTTCAGCGAGTCCGGCGCCTTGTACGTCAGGCAGACGAGCCCGGCGCCGTTCTTCTGCACGATTTCGTCGCCGTCCTCGTACTCCAGGCCCAGCTGCGCCTGCACCAGCGCGTCGGACACGTACGAGTTGCGCGCGCCCGGCAGCGGAGCCCCGGTGGGGCCCAGCTTCGTCACGCGGATGCCGAGGGCGAAGAGACTTCCCGCTCCGTTGTACATTGTCGTTTCCCTCCTCGCCCTTTAGGCGGAGCCTTCCAGATCCACAGCCATGTGGCTGCAGGGGTCGAACGCGGCCGCGATGTACCTTGTGCCCCAGACCTTTCGCCGGTTGGTGCGTCGGTCCAAAGTGGACGCCATGTCCGTGGCCAGCTCCAGCTCACTGCGGAACGCCAGCACCGGACCAGTTGCGTAGGCCCAGCTGTCGCCGGTGCCCGCCGGGCCGGTGCCCGGGTAGCCCGCGTCCGCCACGACCACGCTTCCCAGCGGGGTGTAGATCGAATCTCCACGGAAGACCAGCATGGAGCCGATCTCCAGCAGGTACTTCGCGGGCACGTGGAGAAACACCTGCTGGCCGAACGCCTGCGTCATGGCGGCCGCTTCCAGCGCGCCCAGGCGTCCCGCGATGGTGGTTGCCGTCGTCGCCACGGTGGTGGCGTCGGCGGATGCCAGGTGCGGGTTGACGTACGGATTTCCATCCACGGTCACCGGGTCTGCTGTGGACAGTGCGCCGGTCCACAGCTCGTGGGCCAACTCGAACGACAGCACGGCATCCGCCTGACGCTGCACGCGCGACGTGTCGAGCTGGCCGCCCAGCGTCGTGCACTCGTCCGACACGCGGTAGCCGACCGGGTAGACCTCCGGCAGCACGACGTCCGGTTCGCTCGGTACCGCCGGGGTGTCGTTGCACGGGCCGAACCCGGCGACGGTGAAGCACCGCTCCGGCCGCCAGGCCAGACCGTTCTGCCACCGGCCGCCGTCCGGCTTCTGGGCTGCGGCCCACAGCGTTCCGGTGGCCTGGGCCACCGCGCGCGGTGCGTCGATAGTCTCCGTGATCATGGGTTCACCTCCCTGTGGTTTCCCTTACGGGGCAAGGGGTCCGGCCCGTAGACCGGACCCCTACGCCACAGGTCAGTCGGTCACCGAGGACAGATCCAGGGTGCCCGCCACCATGCCGGTGGGCTGCGCCTCGATCACGACGCGCAGGGACTCGATACCGTTGAACGCGGCGCCCTCCCAGTCCTCCACGAAGGTCTGGTACCGGTTGATGCTGTTCAGCTGCGAGTCCCGGACCAGGCCCAGGTCCAGCGTGCCGCCGTCCAGGAACAGCCAGTCACCCTCCGCGAAGAGCACGCTGTCGATCTTGTCCGGGAACCCGGGCACCGGGTCGCCGTCCGCCAGCGAGGTGTAGTGCTGCGCCGGGACGTCCTCCGCCGACGCGCCGCCCGCACCCAGGTCCTGCGCGTCCAGGCCGTCCAGGTGGAAGGTCGGGAGCACGCCCCGGTTGCGGAACCAGGTCAGGATGGCGGCGTCCGCCACGCCCAGCATGGCCGGGTCGTACGCGGAACCCATGCTGCGGCACAGGTCGGCGCGGAACAGGTCCAGCACCCAGCGGGGGCCGATCCAGCGCAGCGGGACCATCGTGTCCAGGCGGTGCACGTTCCGGTAGTAGGCCACGATCTTGTCGATCGTCACCAGCACGTCGCGGACGGCGGAGACGCGCTTCGCCGACGTGACGCGCTTGCTGCCGGTGAGCAGCTTGGACAGCAGGCGGTTCTCCGCGAACCGGGCGTGCGCGACCAGCGCGGCCCGGGTGTTCGCGTCCACCCACTCGGGGTCGAAGCGCGCGGTGAAGTTGGGGAACTGCAGGCAGAGGTAGATGGCCTCCACCACGGCGTTCTCCAGATCCGGGCACTCGATCACGGCGCACGTCTTGACCGGGTCCGGCAAGTCGCTGGGGGTCTCGACGACGCCCACGGCCGCGTCCATCTCCGCCGTCCACACGCCCAGGCCGTCCGTCATGGCCAGCGCGTCCATCGGCGGCCGGTACTGGATGCCGCCGCGCGAGACCTGGAAGCGGGACAGCGCGTCCCGGACCGGCCGGGCGGTGATGCCCAGCGTGTTGATCTCGTACAGGTTCTCCAGCGGCGCGCAGAACCCACCGGCGGCGGTGATCGCCTCCGGCGAGGTGACGGCCTCGATCTTCGCGGCGTTCTCGCCGAACGTCGCGTTCTCCAGCAGCTGGCGTTCCGCCGGGTACTCGTGCTGGATGCGGGCCACGTACTCGCGGCCGCTGCCGCCGGTGGCGCGGATCGCGGCC